TCTGTCTATGCACAGTAGGGCGTTCTGCCTTAACGGTATGGGCACTGGCAAGACCAACAGCGCACTGTGGGCGTATGACTACATGCGTCGCACGAAGATCGTAAACAAGGTACTCGTTGTGTGCCCGCTGTCGACGATGGAACGCACATGGGCTGACTCTGTGTTCAACACCTTTCCGCATCTCGATGCGGTAGTATTACACGGAACACGCGACAAGCGTTTGAAGCTTCTCAAGGAAGACGTACACATCTACATCATCAACATCGACGGCCTTACTACGATCAAAGACGAACTTGCCAAGCGACCAGACATTGATCTGATCGTCGTGGACGAGCTAGCCCTTGCGCGGAACTCAAGCACTGAGCGATGGAAGACATTGAATCTAATCTGCAACAAACAAGGCAACCGCCGTGTCTGGGGTATGACAGGTTCCCCAACGCCTAATGCACCAACAGATGCGTGGGCGCAGTGCAAGCTCATAACACCCGACAACACCAGTGTGCCTAAATACTTTGGTGCGTTTCGTGATCGTGTAATGCGGCAGTTGACACAGTTCAAGTGGGCAGCCAGACCCGAAGCTAACGATGTGATCTATCAGATGATGCAGCCGGCTATTCGGTTCTCACTTGACGATTGCACTGACTTGCCCGAGCAGATGTTTATCACCCGCGAGGTGGAGCTGACACCCGAGCAGAAGAAGGCTTACAAGGACATGTTGTCCAAGCTAGCCACTGAGTATGCAGGCGGCCAGATTCTGGCTGTGAACGAAGCAATCAAGGCAAACAAGCTAATTCAGATCGCCTGTGGTGTCGCATATGGGACAGACGGGACTGAGGTAGTGATCCCATCTAAGCCTAGAATGGATGTCTTGAAGGAAATCATCGAAGAATCTGAAGGCAAGGTGATTGTGTTCGTGCCACTGACTGGGGCCCTTGAGAGCGTAGCGACAGAGCTGCGTAAGGATTGGTCAGTAGAAGTCGTACATGGCGGCACTAGCAAGTCACAACGCGATCAGATTTTTTCTGACTTCCAACGAGGGTTTGACCCGAGAGTATTAGTGGCAAATGCGGCTACCATGTCACACGGGCTAACGCTAACAGCGGCAACTACCATCGTATGGTACGCACCGGTGCATAGCAATGAGATTTACGAACAGGCTTGCGCTAGGGTTAGACGCCCCGGCCAAACCAAAACCACTGTGATTGTGCATATCGCAGGCACAGACGTCGAAAGGCGTGTGTACAAGAGGCTACAAGACAAGCAGTCAATGCAAGGCATCTTGCTTGACATGATGAAAGAACAACCTGAATAGGAGGCGCTATCGATTACCGAAACCTTACCCCAATCAACCACAAACAAAAGGATACAAAATGAAACTCTCAGACGCAGTGAGCCTGTACATAAAGATGCGGGACAAGAAAGCGCAGATGAAAGCGGAGTTCGATGCCAGTGTCGCACCACTGAACGAGAAGATGGAAAAGCTAGAAGCCAAACTTCTGGACGTCTTCAACAAGACCGGCATGGACTCCGTCAAGACAGAATTTGGAACGGCGTATACCACGACTCGTGTTACAGCAAGCGTGGCAGATCGAGATATTTTTATGACTCACGTCAGAGAAAATGACGACTGGGCGCTGCTTGAAGTTCGAGCATCCAAATCTGCGGTAGAACAGTACCGCGAAAACAACAACGACTTACCCCCGGGTATATCTATGCGTGAAGAACGTGTAGTAAATGTCCGTCGTTCGTCGTAAACTCTTTCCCCCAACCACAGAAAATATCATGAATATTATTCCATTTGACTCCGGCTCCGGCTTGCCATCATTCCTGAAAAAAGTTGACGTAGCCACGCTGAACGCTGACTTGACAGCTCACGCTGGCGGCGGATTCCCAGTGATCTCCATCAAAGGCAAAGTGTTTGCAGTCGTTCGCGACGGTGAGCGCGAGTTGCAGATGAACCCTAAAGACCCCGACAGTGCAGCAACTAGCCTGAACGTGGTGTTGTTAAAAGTCAACAAGGGTACATCCAAGGTGTTCTACCTCAAGGGATACGACAAAGACACAAGCGAAGGTCAAAAGCCTGACTGCTACTCCAACGACGGCATCGAGCCCGCAGCCGATGCACAGAACAAGCAAGCCAAGAAGTGCGCAACCTGTGCCCACAACCAGTGGGGCTCTCGTATCAGCGAGCGCGGTGCTACCAAGGGTAAGGCATGTTCCGATGCAGTTCGCATGGCTGTAGCCCCCGCTGGCCAGCTTAATGACGCTATGCTGTTGCGTATCCCCCCTGCATCCATCAAGGCACTGGGTGAGTACGGTCAGATGTTGGCTAAGCGCGGTGTTGGTTACAACATGGTCGTTACTAAAGTTGGCTTTGACTTGCAAGCTGAATCTCCCAAGCTGACATTTGCTCCAGTTGGTTTGCTTGACGACGACGGCTTCGCTGAAGTTCAAGAGATTATTCAGTCAGACATTGTTGCTAGCATCCTCGGTAGTAACCCCATTGCTGGCGAGTTTACCCCTGCTCTAGAAGTAGAGGAAGCTCCCGCCCCTAAAGCTGCACCTAAGGAAGAAGCGCCTGCGCCCAAACCTGAAGTGAAAGCCAAACCCGCCGCTAAAGCCAAGCCTGCTCCCGCTCCAGTTGAGGACGATCTCGAACTCGATCTCGACGGTATCAGCTTTGACGACTAAGCAACTCAACGGGGCTTCGGCCCCAACTACTTCAACTCTTTAGGAAATTAAATGAACTACTCAATCAAACTCGAAATGAACCTTGACGCCAACGCTTTGCAAGTGTTGCTCCGTACCTTAGACGCCGGCCCACATGGTCTGATGCGCGGCATGATCGACAACATCATTCAACAAGCACAAGCTCAAGAGCAAGAAGCCCGTGCTGCTGCCGAAGCTGCGCCTACTGACGTGGTTGACGGCATGCCTGTCACTCCCTTACCCAACTAAACGACGATTGATTCAATCGGGAAGCCCGTGCGCGGGCTTTCTTTCGTTTAACTGGAGTAGTCATGAGTTGCAAAAATACAACAGCAGGAGATCACCATGGATGCCCTTGAGTTCCTCCGAACAATCCTGCCCGAATACGGCATCCACTACTTGACGCTTTTCACAAAAGAGGTCAACCCAAAGACAAACAAGTCTTACACCTACCACAAGTTTTACCTAAGCCTAGAAGAGATGGCAGAGGCCATCCCACACTGGGAGAACGACCCTAAGTTTGTGGCGACGTACCATGCCTGCGCATCGTACCTAAAACCTTACATCGAAGTTGAGAGGGACGGCGAGACTCGTAAGAAGTACCGCGTCGAAGAGAACTGGGATCGTGCCAAATCTTTTTGGATTGACATTGATTGCGGTCAGAAGAAGCACGACGCCGGTCAGGGCTACCTGACACAAATGGATGGCGTCAAAGCCATTGCTGCATTTGCCAAGAAGGTGGGCTTGCCCCGCCCTATGATCGTGGACTCCGGTAACGGTATCCATGCCTACTGGCCCCTGACGAAAGATATCAGCCACACTAAGTGGGTCATGGTTGCTAAGTGGCTTAAGTCATGCCTAGCGCACGAGAAAGTCCTAGCAGATTCGTCACGCACTGCTGATTTTGCAAGCATCTTGCGCCCTGTTGGGTCAGCAAACCGTAAGGGTGAACCTAAAGAAATTAAGGTTCGTTCTACATGCGAGCCTGTTGAACCGGCAGAATTTGCCCAAGCACTACAGACTTTTGTGTCTGCCAACGACGTCAAGCTCATCAAGGAGTCTGTCAAAAGGACTTACAACGCCGATCTGAATTCCGATCTGACAGCGCACCTGACTACGTATCCTGACGTACCTGTGGATGCCAACGAGATGGCCGGTAAATGCCTTCAGGCAGCCGCTATGCGTGACTCTAAGGGTGACGTAGGGTACGAGCCTTGGCGTGGTGTCATCGGCTTGCTTAAGTACTGTGAGAACGGTGAGACGCTGGCCGAAGAATGGAGCGCTGATCGCGAAGCCACTGGGCACGATCAGATTGACTGGCAGAACAAGTACAACACATGGGAAGCCGGCCCAACGACCTGCGCGTTCTTTGAGCAGCACAACAGCCCGGGCTGTGTAGGCTGTGAGTTCAAAGGCAAGGTCAATACACCATTGGTTCTAGGTAGGGTAATCCCTATAGTAGAAGAATCTACCGCCGAAGTTGTTACTGAAGAAGGCGTAGTTGAGGAAGCTGTCATACCCGCTCTGCCATATGGCTATGTGTGGGATGGTAAATTGCTTAGCCGCCTATTGCCAGACAAGGAGGGGGTGTTACAACCCTTGCCCTTTTGCGAGAACTTGTTCTACCCGACCAGCCGTATTCGTAGCGAAGATGGTACGTTCAGGTACGGCATAAGATTCCACTTGCCCGACAAACGCATTCGTGACTTTGACATCTTAGGTGAAGCCGTTGCTTCGTCGACAGACCTACTACGGGCTTTGGCTCGGTATGAGTTGACTAAGAGTAACCATAAAAACGCAGGAGATCACATGTCCGCATATCTGCTTGACCAGTTGCAAGCACTAAAGCGACGTATCGCTGAGACCAACACACTTACAACCTACGGCTGGCGGGACGAACACAAAGCGTTCTTGCTTGGCGACAAGTTGTTTACTAAGGGGGCTGAGCCGGCTGAGGTACTGATTGGCGGTAACGCTAAGGCTAAATTTAATACGTTTGCACCTAACAAGGGATCGATTGAAGGCTACGCTGAAGCTCTGAACTTTCTGTACAACCGAGAAGGCGCAACGCATTGGCAATACACCATCTGCGCAGGCTGGGGTTCACTCCTAGCGCATCACTGCGAAGACCTCTACAAGGGTTTGATCTTGGCTTTGCAAGGCGGTGACACTGCTCGTGGTAAGACTACAGTCTGCCATGCTGCACTTGCTGCGTTTGGCAATCCCGAGAAGCTGACTCTAAGTTCCAAGGACGGCTTTACAACGAACGCTCTGTGGGCAACGCTTGGTGTGTTTAACAACATTCCTGTGCTTGCTGACGAGATGACAAGTGTCGACCCTGCGACCTTCAGTGATGTGGCTTATGGCGTGTCCAACGGCAAAGAAAAAATCCGCATGACTTCCAAGAGCGGCAGTGTTGTGTTTGCTAATTCAGCTGAATGGCGACTCAACTTGTATGTCACTGGCAACAAAGACTTCCACGGTACACTGGCTGCTCACCAAGCCAACTCACAGGCAGAAGCTGTCCGTCTAATCCAAGTCAATATCGATCGATACCCTCCGTTGATATTGGCTGACCGGTCTTTGTTCCCCGCAGGTAAGGACGGCGACACCGCATGGAACGCTGCATCTGCACTGGTGGCCGCCGAGCACATCAAACAAATGACGCAGAACAGTGGCCATGCCGGCGCTGCCATCATCAAGTACATCTTGGACAATGAAGCTTCCGTGGCTAAGGCAATGTCGGACATGATTACCCGCTTCACGCAGGTTCTTCCAAGCCCCAAGTACCGGTTCTATCGTGCTCATAGCGCATGTACGATCGTTGCTGCTCAGATTGCCAAGAAGTTAGGCATCATCGAGTTTGACGTCAAAGAGCTGTATGCATTTACAGTTAACTTGATTGTTGAACTGGCAGACTCAGTCATGGAAACGAATGCCATCTCGTCAGACGATGCGTTCTCTCGTATGGTCAGTCACCTAGGCCCACGAATTATTGTCACTAGCGAGTACCGCGATAAGCGCGATGGTAGGGGCCCAGAGAGCCCACGCACTCGGATCATGGGTGATGTGGCAGGACGGTATGTGATCGGCACCACAAGCCAAAAAGAGCATGCGGGTCATCTGATGTTGTCGCAGAAAGAAGTACGCGACTGGTGTATGAAGAACCGACTAGACTACCCCGCGATGATGACTGCCTTGCAGAAGGAGGGCGCACTATTGAAGCAGGGTGAGAAGTTCACACTGACACGCGGTACTGACTACCCGATGGTGCAACAGCGCTGCATTATTGTGGACACACTGAAGCTTGACAAGGACTCAGTAGCCCCTGCATTAACCCTAGTCTCTAATCAGTTTGACGGAGATGCTGTAGGGGATGTATGATCGCCACGCTGGTTGCCATGACTAGCTCCTTTTCGTGGTTGAAAAGAGTAACCCCCGGCGTAAAAACCGGGGGTTTTTTTACTTGCGCTTCGCAGTCTTTGCAGACTTGATAAAGTCAGCTTTCGTGGGAGCGCCTTTACTGCCTACCTTACGCATCTTTTCACCGGAGCCATTCTTAATGCGCTCCTGCTTTGCGTTGATGTTGGCATAGAGGCCGGGCTTGGTAGCCATGCTTATTTACCTTTAGCCATGCATTTGCCAGCGGCTTTGCACTTGGCAGGCATCTTACAGCCGGGGCAGGGCTTGAATGAAGTGGACTTCTTGCCTTCGGCTTTTTCCATCTTCATGTACATCTTCTTAGAGCCAGCGGCTTTCATTTCCTTGGCTTCCTCTTTCTTCGACTCTTTACCTTTAAAGGGCATCATAATAACCTCCAGTTAAATTAACAGTTCCAAGCGCGTAACGATTTATTGATGCGGGAGTTCGGGTCTTTAGCCGTCTTCTCGCTAGTCAATTTCTTTTTCATGCCTTCCATGCGGGCACAGAATGAATCTCGACGTGGGCCGCCCTCGGGCTGTGGAGCCTTCAGGCCCGGCTTGCCGGGGTTTGCTTTATTGTAAGAGGCACGCCCCTTGGCGTTCAAGCCGCCCTTTTCGGACTTTCCCTCTTTACGTTGCCATGCAGGTGTCTTAGCCATAACTTTCCTTTAAGAAACTGAGCTTACTTGCTCAACAAACCTACGATTTGATTTTGTGGTTTCTACACCACCAACCACGCCACGTTCACGCTTTCGTGCTTCCGCCGGTACTCGCAACAACTCAGACAGCGGTTGACGCTTATAGCCGTTCTTTGCTCTGGAATCCTGCAACTCTTGCCAACTGGTACGCGCATCAGCCATTGCCGCAGCATCGCTTTGGCGAGATGCTTTCAAATACGAGCTCTTAATTTCACCTGCACGCTGCGAGTAAAACTTATCAAACTCTGCAACAACTTTCTGCGTATATTGTCTGTCAGTAATGGTCGTTGTGGGAAGACCAACAGCTTGGAAAGCAGTGTCAATCAGGCTGATATCTTCAGGCTTGAGTACCAAGTCTCCATTGCGCATCGTAATGCCTTCAGCGCCGAAGCGATAACCCTTCATCAGATTGGCAATACCATTTGGCAACGCCAACTCTAAGCCCTTGTAGTATTCACCCTTGGACATCATGCCAAGCGCGTCGACAAACTTCAGTCCCAAACCGACTGACGGGCCCATCATCCCCACAATCATCTGAGCTGCATCTGCACGCGAAGTTAAGTTGAACTCCACAAACGGGCCGAATGGCGACGCCACGTTTTCCATTGCCAGACGCTTACCAATAGACTCCAAGCCAAGTGCGGCGGGCACACCACGAAGGAGTAAGTCAGCCACAGCGCCGTCACCGATCATGCGACGTAGTTTGTACTCATAGTCATCGGGTTCATCTTCATCACCAAACACGCTAGACAAGATGCTTGCAGCTTGAGACACAAACGGTACACCCAACGCACCGCCAAGCACAGCCATGTGTGCAGTAATGTACTTCAATGAGGCACGAGCGATAGCACGCTCTTCTGCACTGGCACCTTTGAATGAGGTGTGGATCAGCTTAGCCAACATGGACAACTGAATGATCTGGAAGCGTTTGAATTGCAACAAGACCTTAGCACCGCCGCTTTGCATGACGCGAGGCGTATTGAATCCATCGTAGTTACCATGGCTGTTAGACACTACGTCGGCGGCAAACTTAACGCCATCCGCGCCGGGAGCGTTTTTGTAAAGGTCAACATATCCGCGGTAAGCAGCAATGGCAGCTGTAGCACGGTTGATTGCTTCAATGCGTGCGTTGACATTTTGCAGCTTGAACATCGCTTTGCCGAGAGGGCCTTTGTCATCTATACGCGCCGTAGCATCTGCATCAACACCAATATCGATCTTGCCCATGCGAACCAGTTCTGTGAGCATAAACCGGACATCGGCAGGAGCTTTGTCAAAGTCAATGCGGTCAGAAACACCCAGTCCTGATACAAGGTCAGACATGTCACCGTAGGCACGCTTGATCGCACTGGCGGAACGGGCATAACCGAGACGACCCGCCATGTATGGCAAAGACAACACGGAAGTCTGAAGCGCCTGCTGGAGGTAGTACGCAGGGCTAGTCGACAAATGCCACAGAGTGGACATACGCAACATGTTTTGCGCCAAGACGCTAGGCTGAGAATACTCCATGCTGTCCGCGTACCGTGTGTACAGTTCGTTGTACAGAGGCATCGCCTCTTTGCGGTTGTTGCGAGCCTGATTGCGCATGGTTTCTAGCGCGTCGTTTATAGCGTCGCCATGTTCCATGTTAGCTAAGAAGTGTGCATCAGCACGACCGCTTGTAGCCAAGTTGCGCATCATGTTCTTATCAGCACCGGAGACATTTTTACGCTCTAGTTCGGAACGACGAGCACTGGCTTCAGCCACGGTCATCAGGTACAGATCAGAAATCGCTTTGTCCAACTTGGTATCAGTGGATTCTGATTGACGGTTTGCCAAGTTGCGCAGACGAGCCACAGCCATGTGAACATCAGAACCGCCAGCGTAAGAAGCACTAGCTTCCTTGATACCAGCGTCCTCGGGTTGAATGTCATACTGCCCCGTAGCTTGCAGGTCTGCAGCAATGCTGTCGGCCTCGCCTTGTGTTTCAGCAAACTGAACTACATAGTGCAGCGGATTGGAGACGTTGTCCTGCAGCCAGTTTTTAGCTTGCTGTGCGTCACCAGTGATAGAGTCAGCGCCAACGCGGGCTTCTGTACCCTTGGCAGCTTCTTCATACGCAATGAACTCTTTGGACTTGGCAACCACGACGTAATCGCCATAGCGACCGAGGTAGGCGTATGGCTCCGACACCTCTACGTTGCGCAGTCTAGTCATGCGACGGAGCATCTGCGCTTTCTCTTTGGCAAGACTTTGCAGCATGTCAAGGTCATTGCCAGCGGCTTTCTCGCGAGCCTCAAACTCACGGTTTACCGCACTCTCAGCAGCTTTCTGTTTGAGTCGTAGGGCTTCGTAGCCGTGGCGGAACACGTCTTTAATCACCTTCTGAGCAGCCGGCGGGAATGCCTTGAAGCGCTCTTCCAAGTCGGGATCAGTTTCAAACAGCGTAGTGCCGATTTGTTGCTCGCCGGGATAGTAGCCCCACTTCTTTTGGACAGTAGAGTCTTGGATGTATTCGTTGACACTGCCCTTACCGACTCCCTTGAGGTTCTCTGGCAGTTTCTCAAACTCGCCCAAAATGTCTTCGATTCGACGCTCAAACTCTAAGCGGGTACCTTGACGCTCGTACTGGGCTTGCAAATATTTAGCCGCAGAGGGCATGTACTTTGTAGCCAAGCCAATCACATCTTCTGTAATTGCAGACGCATACAAACCGCGTTTAGCCAGAGTGGAAATATTCGTCCACTGCTCACGAGCGGACTTCTGCAGTGGCTTGGGAAGTTTGTCGATGGTGCGTTGGACTACGCTTTGGCTTGGTCTGCCGATGCGGAGAATGGCTGGAGTGATCCTCTGGGTTCCACGATCGGCTTGGGCTTGCGGGCCTGCTGCTTGATCTGCTGCGCCCTCTTCAAGACCTGCATCACCTTTGTTTTGTTTTGCGGCTTCATCATTGATCTCCATGAAATCGTAAGTAAGGGGCAAATTATCCGCTAAATAGGCGTTGCCTTCACGGGTGTTGTAAAAAGCCCAAAGCTGCGCAAAAACTTCCATGCGGGTTTCGTCCGCTGTCATGTTTTTTGTATCTTTACGCGTGTGATCCAAGGGATAGCCCATTGTTCGTGTGAACGATGAGGTTGGATTCTCAGCCATGTACTGCATGATTTCTCTAACTACAGAGCCCATAGGACGAACAACGCCCTTCTGAATAGTCAGATTAAGGTCTTGGTGCTGCGAGTAAATACCGCCTTTTCTAAAAGCGTCGTCTGCAATGTGCCCCAACTCATGGTGGATAGCCCAGTTAGCGAAGTCAGTGTTAACCAGCATGCCAGAACGTACTGCCAAAGTCTGTTTACCGTCCACCATCATGACGGCAGCGTCAAAGTCCACGGTATCGGGGGCGACCATCCACAACTCAACGTCATCAATTACGTGGCGCAGATCGTTATTCTCATAATGGCTCAGTGCACTATCAACGCCGGGGAAACGACGCAAGCTAGCTTCGTCAGTAATCTGACCATCAAACTTCAAGGTTCCCGCTTTAACTTCGACGGTGTCGCCTCGAGTAAGACGCAGAATGCGATTGACTGCGGTATCAATAGTTTCTTCTTTACCAACGATAGTTCGTTCGGCACTGGCAACTTGCGTCGCAGATTTTACTGGCGTTGACACGGTCTTAGTAACTGGCTGAACACCTTCGCGCACAAGTCGATCATCTGGAACATTGCCAGTGATAAAGTCGTTGACTGTACTCTGCACATCAGGAACCACAAACAGCTTAGAGCCATCCATGTTGTCACCGTACTTGGTAATCAGGTCGCGGTAAGTTTCCTTGTCTACATTGATACAGCCAAACGAAAAGCGGGAATCGCCAGCAGCTTCGCTCTTTAAAGCGGCAGCGCGTTGAGGGGCGTCTTTTTCCTTAAGCCACACAGAGTGCATAAACGTAACAACTGCATCCGGGTCTTCTAAAGCAAACACTTTGCCGAAGTCGTAGTCACCCGCAGTTACTGCTGCGCTACCGCCTTTAGCTGCGTCAATTATCTTGATGCCAAATAAGCCTGCGGGGGTAACGCGGTTTTGTGGCAAGTCGTTATTGCCTTTGTACAAGTCACCTTTGGCCAAGCCAAACAAAGATTTCTTCTGAAGCACGAATGAGCCATCAGCCTTAAATACAAAAATACGACCGCTTGGCTTGTCGGCAATAGTAATAAACTTATTTCCAAGTTTGCCCTTGAGCGCTGGAATCAGGGTAGCGTATGCTTGCTTACCGGCATCAGACATCATGGCAGCTTCGGCTGGAACTTCAGCCAGTACTTGCTGTGTCGTCACTCGTGTTTCTTGTGGAATCACAATGAAGGATTCAATCTGGGAAACAGCCGTTGGGTTAAAGATCATGGCAGCTGCCAGCACACCGGAATGAAGTGTCTTGATGATGTCGCGGATCGCTCCGGAAACAGCTTCAGCGCCCTTGGTGGCGTACAGGACAATATCTTCTTTGACCTTGGCCAAGAACTCAGCGCTGTCGCGCTTGAGGCCGTAGTGTTTCTCAAGACGCTCAGCTTGTGGTGCAGGTAGTGCAGCAACTTTAGGAGCAACAGTCTCGTCAATAACACGAGCTTCCACGTCGATAGTCACCGGTTCTTTAGCCAGCAGCTGCTGCAAACCCATCTCTTTAGCAACTGAGGGTTTACCATTAGTACGAACAGCCAAGTCTGTCAGGTAATCCTGCTCAAGCTTAGTCAATTGATCGTAAGACACCAACCCGGGAGTATTGGCAGTGAGGCTTTCCCACAGGGCTTGACCTTTGTTCGTTACTTGACCTTTGGCTTGGCCTTGGACGGTGACTTGACCTTTGCTGGCAGGTTTTTCGGCACGCCGTACTTGGCCGCCCACTCCTTGGCCAGCTTGGGCTTCTGACTGAACAGGTATGACTGCTGTGCTTTTGACTTGAACGGCATTTGTTTTCTCCAGTTTAGCCATCTTGACAGACAGCTCTTTTGTTTGACCGCTTTGGAAATCAACAGTCACGATCGTGGCATCGCCGTCACCAGAGAAGCCTTTAACTACGCCAGTGCCCAACTTAGGGTTTACCACAGTGTCACCAACTTCAAGACCTTTACGGTCAGCAGCGCGTTTAGCAGCGCTTTCGGCGCTTAGCTTTTCAGCTTCGGCTTTTAAGGCAGCAGCTTTTTCTTCAGCAGCTTTTTGTTCGGCTTCAGTTTGTTTTTCGGCTTGAGCTTGCGCTTGTGCTTGTCTAAGTTCAGCTTTAGAAGCTTTGACATTTGATGTCAGTGTGGCGTAATCAGCAGCCAGTGTGTTAATTCTTTCGGTGGCAGCAGCTTCAGCTTTCGCCAAACCAAGCTGTTTCAGCTCCGCAGCAGCGGCTTTTAGTTCAGCAATCTTGTCCGCAATACCTACCAACTTAACAGCCATCTGGCTTCCAGCGGTACTGGCTTTCTGCCACTCGCGAGAATCGTCCAAGCTAGAAAACATCTCGCCGGCTTCACCTTCCAGCCCCAAAGCTTTTAGAGCTGACGTCATGTCGCCGGATTCAATGTTGCCTTTTACTTGGTCAATCTTTTCGCTCAGCTCGGACATCTTGGCGATGTCTGCTTTAGATGGGGCTTCTTTAGCCTCTAACTTTGCAAGGTCGCTTTCTAGTTTGCCCAACTCAGTAGCGGCAGCTTTTTTTGCAGAATCAATTCCCAGATGTGTAAACACTTGGCTGCGGTCAAACCCCATTCCTTCTGCAATATTGGCAAGCAATTCTGGGTTACCAATCTGGCGAACCCGAGACACATCCATATTAAATGTGTCCGCAACTTCTTGAGCAACATCGCCCTTGTAGCCTTCGGGTACAGATTTACGGGCAAGGATGTACGCTTGTAGAATTTTACGGTCGCGTTCTTTATTCTTTGAATCAGCAAAGCGTTCATCAATGACAGCTGTCATTTCGTTGTCGCCGAAGTCAAGTTGGTCTGCGCGGCCACCTTCTTGGTCTTGGCGCATGGCTTCAATCTCAGCCGCGTTACCTGTGGCACGAGCGATCTCAAGAGCGTCATCTGACGTATCAACCAGTGGAGTCGTACCGGGAGCGCCCCGTGTAGTTGGGCCTTGATCTACAACGGTAGATGGTTGGCCGGCGGTGTTTGGAAGAAGACCAACTTGTTGAAGTGGGGCTCCAGTTGTTGCGGCACCTCCACCCACTGCTCCTGCGAGAGAAGCATCTGATCCTGCAGCTCCCAGAGTTCCCGGAACGACAGCGCCCCCGACTCCCACGCTTCCTGCAGGCTGCTGTACAGTAGAAACTGCTGCGCCACGGGGACTCCTTGCTCGAATGATCGCGCCAATAGTGTCAGTAGCAAACTTGAATTTGTTTTCGGACAGCGCGTTGAGGATGGGTTCGGCTTCTTCAGAGGTAGGATCAATACCCTTAGCCACCATGTAGTCGTAAATACTACGCGACTTCTTTGTCGGTTTAATATTCAGTTCGTTAAGCGCTTCGTCTGTCTTGCTAAAAATTGACGGCGTAGTATCGGCAGCCTCTGTGGTAGGCGCAGTCAGATCAGTAGGGGCAGCAGCACTTGTAGTCGTCGTAGCAACAGGCGCGGTAACTTCAGCCGTAGAAGTATCTGCTGGCGCAGTCAAATCAGTTTCCTGACTCACCAACGATGTCGTTGTTGGCTGTGCAGCAGGGGCGGTTGCAGAAATATCAAGCCCGGTAGGAGCTTGAGCTGGCGGAACCGGAGTCTCTGGCTGAGTTAAATCAATCTCGCCTTGGGCTGGGCGCGTACCGGCGACAGCAGAAAGCCCTGCACGAATAGCGCCACCACCCAAGAAGGCCTTGGCACCAGCCACACCATATTCATCAAAGGCTTCGGGGCCGGTAAGTGTCTTATACGCACCATAACGTTCCAACGCTGTCTGTGGAATTTCAGTAATTGTTTCTTCTACGCCGCCACGAAGGGCCTGTCGGCTCAACGCGCCCCACAGACTTTCACCAGCTTCACGGGCTAAAAACTGAGTACCTTGACCGGCAATCTTTCCGGCAATACGTTCGGCACCACCAAAACGCTCTAGGGCTGCAGCTGGGATGGTAGCTCCCAAGGCGCGTGGACGATCATCAATACCAGCCTCACGCTGTTCCGACCGAATACCGCCGTATGTCTGAGCTACGATGGGCGCTAAACCGCCTACCAAACCGCCAAGCTGCTGGCCGCCAATAATACCTAAAGGGCCAAGAGGGGTGCCAAGAAAGCCGCCTATAGCGCGGCCAGCTAACTGACCACCAACGGCCAAGCCGACTTGAGGGACAATTTCGCCAACAGCTTCGCGTGCTGTGGTAAACGGACGACTTAAGACATCCTGAAACGACTGAATTTCGCTAGGATTGCGGCGAACAACACCCGCACCATAACTCTCCAAAGCACCGCCGGTGTCTTCCAAGCCAACATCACGCAGGGTAGAACCAAGGCCAGAAGCAAACTGCCCAGAGGCGCGTCTTACATCTGACAAAACTCCGGGGGCATTGGGCTTCTCAGGGTTGAAGAGGTTGTTGTTTACAGCGTCCCAAATGCCAGCCATGGTGCATCCTTATTTCGGAATTTGATTAATCAGCCCTTGGCGTACGGCTTCACGTTCCGGAGTTTGTAACCAAGGCAAGCTACCCAAGTCTACCTGACTCTTTGGGTATGTCGCATTGTAAGCGTCAACGTCTTTTTTGGTAAGTGGTTTTTTAGTAGTCGGATCAATTCCGGCCTGTATTGCTGCTGAAGCAATGGGGGGAGCGTATCCACGACGTACAAAAAACGCAACGCGTTGCTTGTCTATTTCTTCGGGGGTAGCTTGAGCCTCAATCAGCCCTCCCTCAGCCTTCAACCAAGCTTCGTTATCGGCGTCGCGTACCATGCCTTTCTTAAGTGCCTCAATGGCTGTTGGCACGTCCTTGTATGTACCTTTCGTAACCAAGCCTTCTGCAGTTTTAACCAGAGCTTCCGGAGAAGAAGACTTGCCGCCGGACTTATAAAGACTGCCCAGAGCATTTTGCGTAGCAGCCGTAGCGTTACTGGCTGCAACAGAAGCGTTAGTCTTGAGTACGTCTAAATCATACTGTGCAAGTTGCAAAAACCCACCGGGTTTAGCTTTGGCGTCAATAATCATGCCCAACTCACGTTCGCTCTTGGCATCAGCAAATACTGAACGAGTACCGTCTTGGTTGACTTGGATGTAGCGAAACGGGTTTTTCGGGTCACGTTCCAGCTTGAACGAAGTGTTTTGCTCGTCAAACCATTCCAAGGCCGACACCACACCCTTAGCCCTAGACTGACGGTAGCCCTCTTCAAACTTTTTAGCCTGCAACGTAATGTTGTTTAGCTCAGTTGTAGTGTAGCTAGCTTGCAACCGCTGACGCTCTTCCACCCCTTGAGTCCGCTCAATCAAATCAAGAATGGCGTTAGTCCGGTCTTCAGGCTTTTCGAATTTTTGTTTGTTAATTTCATCAAAACCCGTGTCAAAAGCCTGTTGTTTTTTTTGTTTGCGTAGAGCATCTGCAGCTTGAATCTCGGCCAACGTCCCTTGCGTTCTAGCGCCTGCGGTTTGAACATTCTGCAGCTCAATAGCCCCTTCTAATCTCTGTCTTTCAAGGGGATACATTTCGTCTTGTCGTTTTGCGAGGTCAATTTCTCGACGCATACGCAAACCCGCAGCAGGATCACGTTCAGCAATAACATCGGCCATTGCATATTGTCTAACCCGATCAATTTCTTGTTGCGAGGGCGCGCGGTCAAACATCTGCTGGCCGACCTGATAGCGGCTCAAACCAATTCTCTGACCTTGAACTGGCATTTGAGGCGCGTAGTTCACCTGCTCTTGGGGAGTCAAGCCAAACATCTCGGCATCTTGAGCTGCCATTGCTTGCGCTTCTGCACGAGCCCGGCCAATTTCGTCAGGCGTAGCTTCACGCTGTTGAACTTCCTTGGCAGTCAGAGCTTTTGCTTCTCGGATGCCGAGCTGCTCTTTACTTTGGTTGTAGGCGTCAAGGATGCCTTGACCTAAACGTTCTCCGGCTTGAAGACCTGCTGCAAATCCCATGATTAAACCTCCAACATCCGAATGCCGAGACCGGCGTAGTTAACTGCTTTGTACCCGTCAGGTCTTGTAACAACCATCCGCGGGAACTTCTTCTCAACTTCATCAGCCATAACGCCAATAAAGCGTCTGCCAGTACCGTTTCTATATTCAAACTCATAAAGCGGCAACTTGGTACGCTCGTCGCGACCAACAACTTTAATGTTCTCTTTCAAGCGGCGATCAGAGCCGCCCATCATAAATGGCAGTGCAGCAGCACCAAGCTTGCCGCCAGCGCCAACAAGTCCACCGATCATTTCGCCTTGAGCGTTCAAGCCTGCATTAAATGCACTTGTCTGCGAATTCAGGATGTTGCCTTGACCAGTGATACCCATCTGAGCGCCAGCTAGGGAGTAGCCAGCACCTTGGCCAAATGATCGGCTAAACTGATCCCCCGGAGCCATTGCAGAAGTGAGACCGGTAGAACCTGCAGCGGTAGCCGCACTATAAGCTCCAGTCGAAGCGCCAGCCAAATTACGACCCAAGCCGGTGACGTCCATGCTACGAGCAAAACCAATGCCTTCAGCTTGTCGACGGGCGTTGGTAGCTGCACCCGCAGTCATACTTGCAAGGTTTATAGCGTTTTGGTTTCTTAGCATCAGCCCGGCACCTGAAGAAGGGTTAAGACCTCGACGAGCCATCTCACGATTGCTAACACCCTGCGCAGTTTGGAACGCGTTTGCTGCGTCGGCAGCGGCTTGGGCAGCGATCTGGGCTCTGTTACCCTCGGTGTTGTAATTCTGCACTTGGGCTACTAGCCCAGTCTCCATCGGGCGGAACGTTCGCAGCTGGTAATCGTAGTAATCCTGCGCCTGCTTCATCTGCTGTTCCTGCGCAGCCATCTGCTGGGTGTAGACTCGTTCAGCCAGAGGTTTCATTTCCTCGTACTGACGCTGTGCGAAGTCCATTTGACGATTGCCCAGACGCTCAGCCGTAGCGATGCCTTTTTCTGTGGCAGCGGTCATAGCCGAATAGTCTGGTGCTGGTTGCGATTTTCCGCCCATATTTACTCCTTGCGCAGCCAACGACAGGTGTCAGGCCGCATTACCAAAATCTGCATATCAGCGCCGGGAGCGCCGTCTTTCATTACGAACTCTTCCTCAAACCCTAGATGCTTATCGAATTCTATGATATGCGGTTCATTTGTGGGCACCATACCAGTGAGTCTTTTTAACTGGCAGTGGTTAAATGCATAGTTGCACACATGCTCGAAGAGGGGAATGATTTGCTTCGTCTGCCGTGCGATGGCTATATGACATGTAGCGTTTGATCCATTGTAGTTGTTTATGACTACTCCGGCTAGAACCTCATCACCCTGCATGACACCGAGTGCATAGAAACTTCCCCAGTCTGCGTTCTGACCGACACGCTCAGCAACCCAAGCGCCAATACGATCTTTCTGGTCAAAGACAAGTTCTGCCATGTGCGTATTATGTCTTATTGCGGTGGAGTTGGCCAAGTGATTTCTGTAGGATAACCTGCTTGCGTAGTAATGTCACGCAATGCCTGACGGTATGTGGCCCATGCGGCTTTGGTAGAGATCGGAACATCGGGTAACTGAGTCCAGTCACTGGCAACTAATTTAGCCTTACGTTCCATAAGCACTGCCCTTGTCAGCTGCTGCAGTTCCCTTTGTGCGATGGCCGCAGTCTGTGCGGCTTCTAACGCGGCTTGGTCTGGATTTGATTCCCAGCACAGCGTGGTTGTGTTCCAGATGTCAAACTCAGAGGCTTTGGTTATGTAGTTCTCAGGGGGTTCGCCATTTCGCAGATACCAGCCGGAGGCATCAATGCCCTCGACCATGCGTTCGGAGCTAAAGCCCGTGTTTACCAGTGGGCCGTTTTCGCCATCCGTGTAATAGAAATGCATGTTACTTCCTAATGATCTCTACACCAAGCCAAGCGTTGACGTTTGGGTTAGCCCCGCCGTCAGACCTTTGCGCCAATACCCGTGCGTATTTATACACGCTGGTCACATAGTTGGGGCGACGTACCGTCCACAGAGCCCCCTCAGTGCTATTTGCGATTTCAGTAGCAGTGTTTACAAAGTAAGCTGCAAAACCTTCTAGACCTCCGGTATCGGTACAAGTCACATTCAGCGTTGCGATTTGATTGGGGCCGTTAGTTGTATACGTCAACACATTGGGTGTAGTGTATGACCAAGCGAAAGAGGACAGATTAACTACACCTGACTGTGGTGTTCCAAAATTGCCAGAACTAAGAATGTCGTCCGCACAATAATACAGCCTATAGGTTCCAGCATTAGGAATCAAAAACACGAACTGCATGGTTACAGTTCCGAAAGAGTTATTTGCTGGCCATACAGACAGTTCCGTTAGAAGTGCTCGCGTTCTATCAGCTGTGCCCCACCAGTAACCTCTTGTTGGCGCTCCATACGTAACAGGCGCTAATCGAATGGGAGCAGCATTTGTAAATACAACCTGAGCATACGACACGTATGGATTCTCAGGATCGTTGCTTATAGACGTAAATGATTCATTAACTGTAGTCCATGTCGTGGCATCGGTACTGATCTGCAGTTTGTAGTTATCTAGTATCGATGTATTAGCAGCACCGGGTGATAGAGGTTGCACCATTAGCTTAAGGAATGCGCCGTCTTGTGCTGCAGAACTAAAATCAATAAAACCAATCTGTCGTAAGGACAGATCGGAAAATGGCCACGTATTTTCTAGCTCAACAATGGCTGAAAACGTAATAGCGCCGCCAACAATCTGCAGCCTACCAACAGCCAACTCAGCGATCTTTGCGCTACCAATAGAAGCCGCAGGAACTTCGATATCACCGCGGGCAACAATATTTTGAAACACAGCTTTACCAGAAACGCCGTTACCTTTGGCTACCGCCCAGCCCACAGTACCGTTATCAGTAATGTTGCCGTTTCCATCGATCGTGCCGTTAAAGTCCGAAGACGCAATAAAGTTCCCGATCTTGGCGTTTGAAACTGCGGCAGTACCGATCTTTGCATTTGTGATGGAGGCATCAGCAATATACGCTTCGCCAATGGCTGCACTAGCAATATAGGTGCTAATGTTGGCTGACGTAATCGAGCTTAAATAGGCAAAGTTTCCAAACGATGGGATGTTTGTGATCTGGGTGCTCCAGTTAACACTGCTCGCAGTAGCCAATGTACCGAGGCCAGTAACGCTAGAAGCAGCAACTGTGTTTGCAGTAGCCAACGAACCAAGACCTGTCACGCTGGAGGCAGCAACTGTGTCGGCAGTAGCCAACGAGCCGAGACCTGTAACGCTAGTAGCAGCGACTGTGTTTGCAGTAGCCAATGAGCCGAGGCCAGTAATATTAGTTGTGCTGAGCGGCGTACCAGCTGCAAAGATGATGTTTCCGTTAGAGTCCTTAATACTCAATCCACGGGTGTCGATCTGGGACGCAACTAATTGACCGCGAATAGCTGCAGCGCCAAACTCAGCAACGCCGTTACCGTCAACTCGCCAGCCAGCATTACCAGCAACAAAGTTAGAAGACTGGATGTACTGGCCGACACTAATTGAGCCAGCAATAATTTTGTCAGCAGTCAGACTGGTTATTTTTGCGCTGTCTACAGCAAGGTCAGCGATCTTAGCATTAGTGATTGTGCCGTTTTGGATGTAGCCATCAGTGATATACACGCCAGCGGGGACGGTTTGACCGCCAATTTCTGTTTCCGCAGTTCGCACAATGAAAGGCATTGTGGGTGTAATGCCCGGGCCACTAGGGCTAGCAATGTAGAACGAGTCAGCACGAACAGCAAAAGTACTAGTTGCTCCAGCAGTGTTAGCTGTAGATGCTAGACCAAAGCCAGAAACATAACCATTGAGGTCGACCTTAACTGTGTACCTACCTTCAAGATTCTCACCACTTGATTTTGTAAAGTAGTTGGCCTGTAGTGCAGCAGTCGTCGTGTAGTTGTCTAACGTGCTACTAGAGACAAAAGTTGTTGTAGCGTTGGTAATCGCAGAATCTGTGGCGGTCTTGGTGTAGTAGTCACTTGAGAGTGTGGCTGTTGTTGCGTAGTTACCAAGTGCAGAATTAAGGCCAGTCTCTGACACCAAATAAAGCGTGGCGTTACTAATTGCTGAATCGGTAGCTGTCTTAGTGTAGTAGTCGTTTGTTAAAGTCGCAGTTGATGTGTAGCTACCGAGGGTGTTGTTGAGCGCGGTTTCGGATACCAATCCAGTAGTTGCTACACTGATCGCCGAGTCAGTTGCGGTCTTGGTGTAGTAATCGTTGGACAGCGTAGCTGTTGTGGCGTAATTGCCCAACGTATTGTTTAGGTTCGTTGATGTAACCAGATCGAGCGTAGCTTGACTAATAGCACTGTCAGTCGCTGTCTTGGTGTAATAGTTGTTTGTTAAATCTGCTGACGAGGCATAGGTAGCCAACGCGCTGTCTAAAGCGGTATTTGATACCAAGAACTGCGTAGCGGATGTAATCGCTGAGTCTGTGGCAGATTTTGTGTAGTAGTCGTTAATCAGATTGGCGGTCGTTGTGTACGCGCCAAGAGCATTGTTCAGCGCAGTCCCTGATACCAATGACGTCGTTGCCGAAGTGATAGCCGAATCCGTTGCTGTCTTTGTGTAGTAGTTGTTAGTAAGACTTGCAACAGTAGCGGGCAGACCAGTTGTAGCGTCATTTACTTGGTTGTACAAAGTTTGGCGGGCAACAGTCTCCGCCCCAAGGTCGGTTACGATATTTCCGATCTGAGTTGTATGAGCAGCAACGACCTGACCAAGAGATGTGTAATCGCCGACCTTTGTCCAGTAAGTCGTGTTGGTGGGCAGGTTACCAGTCGTAGCTTGGATTGCTTGGTAGATAGCGCCGTTGTAAGAAACCAACGCGTTAACCGCGTATGTTGTGGAGCTGGAGTATGCAGGTGTACTTTGCAAGTCGTTAACTTGAGCCTGCACAGCATTAACACGAGCGTTTACAGAACCTGCAAGGCTGGCAGGTGCGTCAATTAAATCAATGCGAGAACTAAGACCTGAGAAGAGTTGTGCAGATGTCAGTTCACCAGTCAACGCTTCTAGGAGTTTGGCAACATCTTGGCCGGTAGTGACAACAAATCCATTCGTGCCGCCAGCAGGGCTTGCACTAAGAACGCCGTCATTGGACTCCCACTTAATCCACAAATGCCACTCAGTAGCCGGGTCGGTAGCGTAAGAAGTAACTTGTCCCGCGAATTGGGTAATTTCAACCGCGTTAGCAAAAACTGGCTGAGGTTCACTACCTGCGCGTTTAGCACCGTAAATATGAGACGTACGGTGTCCATGCCCTTGTGTGTAAATAGGTGCGTCGCACTCAATGATGATTGTGGTAATCGCAGCCGTAGCGGTAAAACCTGTAGGCGTAGGAGGCGCAGTAAGATCAGGAACGTAGGGGCCAGAGACGGATGGGCCAGTGATAAGAGGGGCAGAGCCGCCGCCAAATTGGAAGTTACTTACCGAGGCAAAGCCTGAGTCAACCAAGTCGCGTAGCGTCACACCACGGTCAAGCGGGTCGCCCTGCTTACCCAAATAGGTCATCAAGGTCTCACGGACACGAGCGCCAAAGTTACTGGCGCTGTCGCTTGGAATGTCGTTTCTCATAGCTGTTTGAGTTCCTCAATAGATGTCGCGATGGCTGCATCTTGGACAGGGTTTGAACCTTCCAGCTCAATCTGAAACTCGAATGCGCGGTAGCCACTTGGCAACCTAAACGGATTGCGGTCTGCAACGGTCTGCGTGTGCTTTAGTGCGCCGTCGGCGTACAATCGGAATGTGACGGGGTATGCGTTGGCAACAACCACTGCAGCAGCAAAATTTATTGGGGAGCCTTGGCGGAATGGCTTGCTGCGTGAGCGATATGTCATCGCTGTGCCTGCGTCCCACTTACCGACGTTTGTACCTGTCAATACATACAGTTGATCTTTGAGGCTGTCGAAGTACATGGCTGAATAGCCAACATCGAGGAAGTAAATACCGCCGCCGTTGGGATCGATGATGAAGCCCTTGCGGCCAGAGCCGTCGTTGTAGCTGCCTAAGTACATACCCTCATACATCTTGCCAATAATGCTACTTGGAACCAGTGCTTGCCAGTCTTCACGAAGCATAACGCCATTAGTAATAACCCTAGCACCATCTTGGCCAAGCCAGCACAGACCATCTTCAGAAGCCCAAGCCACACCAGTACCCATGCTTACAATAGAACGTGCAGCTACGCAGGCTTGGTTGATTTCCAAGGGCTTTTGATCCATACCATCAGGGGTCGAGCCTTGCGCAACCAACGGGCGTCCGGTTGTCAACACCAGCAAAGTTTGCCCGAACACGCCAAGGCCGACAGGTTTGCTGTCTGGTGGGATGATCTCGTACGTTGGAGGCCATGCATAAGGAGCATATGGCTCGCAGATGCGCACCGAGTTACCCGAGATACCACTCATCATTCCGTTCCACATAGCCGTCAGATTAGACAGCGTTGGTTCAGTAATGCTCGTTGCGCCGCCTGTTGGAACACCGGGAGCTGGGAACCAGAAATTCGTTCCGAGGTTTTCACCAAGGGTGCGGTTGTCGTCTGTGGTTGACGACGTTGCGATAGTGATCTCGCGCAGGAAATAGAAGTCAGTGCCTGTTGAACTGCCTTGTGTGCGGTAGATGCGGATCGTGGCAATGTCGTAGTTACCAGATGGCGCAGCACTAAAGCCAGAGATGGCAGTTGAGCCTAGGGTGTCCCGGGTCACTAGGGCGCTCACAGGTGATGGCGCAGATTCCCAGCCAAGGCTGTTCACGTACGTGTAGACGTAGTAGTAATACTCGATGACTGGGGATGTAGCACCGGAATTGGTTCCAGTAACTGCTGGCGCAGAAACCGGAGCAGGCAGGCCCATAGGGCGTGAAGTCGTAGGATACGGCGCTGTGGCTAGGCCAATCACGTTGTTGGTGAACTTGGGAGCGCCGTCGCCTGTGTAGAAGGTTTGCTCAGTTGTGTCGTTGGCATCAAAGCCACGCACCACATTCACAGCAGTTGTCCAGCTGAGCCAGTACTGAGCGTCCGAGTCAACATCACGACCCATGCGATAAATGGTCTCACGACCAGCCGGAACGGTAGCAACAGTAGTTGGGGATTTCCAAGGGCGTAAGTCACCGCGCCCGGGTTTTTGGTTGCGGGATGCGACACCTACAGTCTCAGGCAACAGAACGGGGTTGATAGCCCGGTTCTCACCGGAAAAACCCGCATAGCGAATAACGGCCATGGCTAACTCCTATATGCCTAGATTGTAGTGTTAACCACCCAAAACAGCTAGGGCCTGATTGATGTGTTTGATGCGATCGTCAAGGCCAATTGTGCCTCCGTTGATGCGCTTCGTCATAGTCACGAAATCACGGCCATCGGCAATCTGGTTGAGTTTGTGTGTCTGCCAGAACCAGCCCGCGGTTTGAGCGGCGTACTTGGGTGTGCGTACCAGTTCAGGCTGCATCACGAAGTCTTCACCGAGGGCCTTGCCTGCGTGGTAGAAATTGCTATGGCCGGTCAACTGGAGGAAGCCGGAGCCGCGGAAACGAAAGCCATCCCCAGAAGCTTCATCACGGTTTCCCATACGGTTGCCGTAAATCCTATTGGCGATTTTTTTAGGCTGCTTCTCGTAGGCAGCAGCCTCCTCGGGTGTAAAGCCCCATGCACGTTTAGGCGTACGGGGGAACAACTTTAAAAGCGTTGCAGCCCTGTAGTTCAGGTTCTCTTCCATGATCTTAAAGTTGCCGCACTCGTGGCCACACTGACCGATCCAGCTGGCTTGCTGCAAGGGCGTGAGAATGCCGAACCGCTCGAAGGTCTCGTTGAACGCGTCTGCCAACGAGGGGTCAATATGCATCTGTTTGAGTTGGTCAGGACTTACCATTGATTATGTTCCTTGCTTCGTTATAGGCGTCAATGCACGCGTTCAGTTGGGCCGCGTTTCGGTCGCCTTGGGCGACAATTTCTGCGATGGCTGCGAGGGTTGCTCGCTCGGCGTCAGAAGCTTCATTAGACGGTCTGTCAGGTTCACTTCTTGTTTCTGGGCTATTTGTGGTGGCAACGGTGGGAGCTGCGGGGGTTTGTACACAACTGGGGGTGGGGAGGCGCACCCGGCCAGCAGCAATGAGACGATTGAGATCAGTTTGCTTTTGATTGACAACATTTGTGGTCTCCTGAAGTTTGGTTGCAGTGGTGTTAATCTGTTCGTTCATCTGTTGCTCTTTAGCCCGAGACTCCTCGTTCTTCTTGGCAATCTCAATTTGCATTTCCTTGTCGCGATCAGACCAGCCGAAATGATACCCACCTCGGTAAGTGCCGAACAGTGTGATGCACAGACCAACTAGTATCCAAGGAAGTGGGATGCCAAACATAATCAGTTCTCCTTACGAGCGGCTGCAATCTCTGCACGGTCATCATCAGGCTCCATATGCTCTGGAGGCGTTGTGGGTGGGGGCCCGGGTGTCCAAGACTCATCGAGGTCAGGGTTCTGGTAGCCCATCCAGTTGTAGTTAGGCACGACCGACGCGGGGGTAGGCGCTGGGGAAACAATCGTTGCCTGCACAGGTATTGGTGTACTAGAAGTCTGGGTGGGTGCGGGGGTCGTAGGAGCAATTGCCTTAGCGCCAGCAGCCACAGCCCGCTTACTCATCACACCGCCAATACCGCCTACTATCAACAACACAATGTCATTGAGCATCTTGGTGTACGCCATGTCAATGGGTGCCATTGACTTGATAGGCTGCGTGACGAATGTCACAGAGTACAGAAGCGCTACAACAATGAAGCACAGAATGCAGGTAACGGCTACAACGACGAAGCCCCAGACTCTGACTTCAATATCATCAGGGGTTAGGTTTAGTTTCAGGCTGTTGGACGTCATTGACTTTCTTCTCCAAGATAGGGGCTACAAGATATTCAGGGCAAGTCTGGGTAAACTGGCACTTGGGCTTTTGGCACTGCGGAGCGTGGAAGTTGTCAGGGTTCTGACAATAGTAGCGGTACCGGTCTTCACAACCAGCCAGCAGTATCACCGCAAAAAGAAAAATATACTTCATACCATAACGTCCACAGAGTTGGGTCTAGCCCATTGGTTTCTGACTTGCTGCAGCTTCAATTCCTGTTCCTTCTGTAGGTTCAGGCGTTGCAGTTCCTGCAGGTTCTTCTGGTGCATAACCCTGTATGTTTCTTGCAACATCTTGGCGTTGGTGTGGTAAAGCGTTACTTTCATAGCCCAATCTTCCCCAGTAAAAGTGCCACGATTTTGTTTGACAAGTCATCAGGCAGGAACTTCAGAAAGCCAAGGAACCACCACGCTGCACAGCCATAGCAGAAAACTTTGCAAAACAGGTCAAATTGTTTCTGGTACTCATTCACCGCCCACACCTTTTTGTGGTTTGGCAAAAGTCCCACAACTCGTAAATGCCCACAAACAGTAAAAACAGCAAGAACGCAGTCGCAGCAATGGCAACGGCCCACTCCTGCATCTCAGCGTCTTTTTCTTTTTGTTTTTTCTCAGCGGCTTTGAGCGCTGCCATTTCCTTGGCATCGTCCCTGTCCATCTCGGCTTGACGCTCTTTGATCTTGTTCCACACGTCGATCTTGCCAGTCTGCATAAAGAGCATTTTGAGCTCCTCCTCGAAGGCGCGAGCTTGCTCAAGCGCCATTTCGATTTGCAGGGCGGTGCCCATGTTAGAGCCTTTTTTCTCACGCTTCGCTTGCAGCATTGCTTTCGTTGCAGTGCTTTTAGCATCGAACATCTTGCCGATCATCGGCGCAAGCGAGCCTAGGTCATTGGCGACTTTACTCGCCTTCTTGACCATGCTAATGGCTGACTGTATGCCAGCTAGGGCCGTTACGGGATCAATCATTTCTTCTCAACTTTTTTCCATTCAAGGCAGATCACCTTGCGGTTGTACACGTCCCCAGACCATGTCCATCGGACACAGCGGTATTCCGTGTTTGCGCTGAGAACTAACGCTAATGCCGCAAACCATGTCATGGTCGGCGGTGGGTTTATGTTCTGCGAAACAGACGGGAAAGGGCGGACTTAATGGAGTTGAAAAAGCTACCGCGAGTGGGTTCTGCGTTTTTCACTTCGGGTTCTGGGGTCACAGGAAGCTCAACGGGCAGCGCGACGGGTTCGGGCACGGGGGCCACGACCGCCTTTTGCTTGGGTACAGCACGTTTCACCGGCGCTACTTTAGCGGGTGTTTTGCTGGGGGTTTTCTTTGTTGTAGCCATGCAACATCCTATTACTTATCCTGCTTGGAGTCAAGCTTGTCAAAGATTTGGCGCAGGATGTCTTTGATCTCTTTGATGTCGGCTTTGTAGTCATCCTTCTGGACATAGTCTCGGAGGATTTGCTCACGCATAGAGGCCACATCGTCCTCCAGTTTCTGGATTTTGCGAGTAACCTGATTGAACACAAACACGGCCAAGAACGCGGCAATGCCCACGACGAAGTTAAAGATTTGTTGATTGTCCATGGTCTGCTCTTAGAAAATAATTTTAGACGCCAAATAAATTCGCAACAAGATCAATACCCGATGCACTAGCTACAATGTTTGTACCCGAACTATTAGTAGAAATCTCTATAGTGTACGTTGCTGATACACTGCTATTAGTGCCAGAGTTATAAACCTGAACACCCTGACCAGCGCCTATCTGCACCCATCCAGTACTACCCGATGCTGAGTTACCGAATCCACCCGAGAAAAACGTTCTTGTAAACCGAATCCAGTATGATGACCCAATGTTAGCAGTTGTAGGTGTTGCCCAATTACCGTCTATGCCTCCAAGGGCTTCAAGGACAGCATCCCAAGTACCATCAGAATTAAAATCCAGATTGACTGCGCACGCTTCTCCGGGAGCAAGAGCACTACCCTCAAAAGGCTCTCCAGAAGTTACTGATGCTAAAGAAATCGTAACCGCAGATTTACCGTGACCATCGCTCATGCTGATGGTTGTTCCACTACCAGCTTTGCCAAACAGTGACCGCACCGCCGAATCATTCATATTGATGTTGGCAGTCGCGCTCCTCCCCAACTCAGTGTTGACCTGAGACAACGATATGGAATTCGGGGAGGCTGGTAGCGTCATGGTTTAAGCAGCTGGTGAGGCAGGTGCAGCTGGCGTTTCAACCACTGGAGCCCAAGGCATTGGAGCGTTCGTCAGGGCAGACTTAGCAACTTCCTTGTCAAGAACAAACTGAATGTGGGCTTTGATGCCGGGCAAACGTGTGTCTGTGGCTTCAACCCAAGCAGCGACAGCGGTCTCAGTCAAGTTTGCCAATGGCACAAAACCTTCAGCGGCTGGGTCACCTAAATTGGTTGTCTGGGGCAATTCAAACTTCTGGCCGGACTCTTCGCCAACCAGTGTCCAGTCAACTTGCTTTACTGTGTTCTCAAGGCCATTGACGGTAGCTGTGCGCAAACCGTTGATCTTGATTGTAAAGGTAGCCGTGAAGTTGCTAGGCTGCTCGGCTGCGGGGGTTGTAACTGTTTCGGTCATGGTTAATCTCCAATGAGTTTGTTGATAAGGGATTCTAAACGTTCTATGCGAGCACGCAACTCGACATTGTCTTTTGCCAGTTCAACAGCAGATGCCAAGGCGGCGTTGCCGTATGAGACTGACAGAGTCTGCATCTCGTCTTTTGCCGTCATGATTGCCTGTGGCAGCAAATTCTGGAACGACTGGGCTGAGACACCGACTTGGGTTACGTCTTCTTGGTCTGTGCGGTCGTAGATACCGACTTTGACTTTGGCCAAGCGGGCAACGTAGTCCTCTGGCATATCACGCCAGTTGGTTTTCAAGCGCTCGTCAGAGTAAGCAGTGATGTTGGCTGAAGCTACGATCGAGTTTGAAATCGCACAACGGAAACCGCCAGCATTAATGATTAGTAAACCATGGTCGGTCAAGTTACCAGCAGCACCGCCAGCGTTGGGGTGCGACCAAGCGATACCGTACATGTTTGACAAACTTGTCCCATCGGCGGACATCTTGTAGCTGTCGCCCATCGCATACACAGTTTGGTAGCGGTACGAGCTATAAACACCTACGACACCATTGCCATAGTTGTCATCAATGTAGAAATTGCCATTGGCTCTAGTTGCTCTAGCGGCATTCCCGCTGATTGCAATACCCCAAGTCCCAGACGCACTACCGCCTGTTAGTGTTGGGCTGTAGGAGGTGTAGTTTTCAGTCGTAAGAAATGTATAGGGGCCTACAACTGCTGAGCTACCCTGTTTACGAGAGTACTGAGGCGCACTCCAGAATGGCATGATGATTGTCTGGCTGTAGTATGTATCCCCATCACCATGGTTGCTAATCAAATAGCTAGCCCAACCGCTATATCCAGCAAAGGTGCCGGAATCCTGCCTCCAAGTATGGGTGCCGTTACCATACCCACTACTACCCATTACGTTAGTAATTCCAGAACTACCAGTTACGTTAATAGCCCAAGTACCTGAAGCACCAGAGCCGCTTAACGATGGGCTGTAAGAAGTGTAGTTACCTGCGTGGAGGATTGCGTTGCTTTTGTATCTTGCAGAACTGTTATCTAAAGCAAACGTCCAAGTACTACCGTATCCATAGTTGTTGACTTCAAAGTAATTTGCGTTGGTATATCGGCTACCGCTTGTTGTGTAGTCACGGGAGCCCCAACTGTTGTATGAGCCTGCAGTGCCGCCCATGTGCAAGACACCGGAAATATGAGAATCACCGTTAACGGACAAACGCAGGTCAGCAACAACACCTACACCAAGTTTTCCTTTAAGCCAACCATCGCCGCCTGACCCAGTTACCTCCCAAAGAGTATCCCAGCCATCGGAGTGGAACCGGACTGAATCGGCAGCGCCGCAATGGAATGAAAGATTATTTCGACCAAAAACGGAATGGCCTGTGTTGCTGTAGCCAATACCAAAGTTATCACCGCCAGCAGCAGCACGAACGCTAATGGCTCGCCAGTTTTCTGAGCCACCACTGTTAACAGTAATGCTCGGGCTGCCATTTCCAAAGTGGTTAACTGTTAATAACCCTGTTAAGGTACCACCGCTTAATGGTAGTGCGTAAGAGCTGTAGTTGTTGTCGTCAATTTGCCTGCGCCAGCTAGTAAAACTACCGCCGCTGCAACCGCGCGAAAAGAGCAGTCCGCCTTGGTCGTACTGACCAGCTACTTGGATGCCGTATGCGTTGCCGCCTGTCGATCCCAAGCTGTTGGTTGTGTAGTGAAGAGCATTAAAACCGTGAATATGTGAAGTGCTGGGAGGGTAGTTGGTGCCGCTCCAAATATCAAAGAAGCCAGACCCACCGTGGAAGGTTTCGTTTGCACCGTACCCACTATGGCCCATCGATCCGACGTGGTAGTTTGCGTCCGATGTGTAATCAATGCGTCTGCTGTAGTTATTCTTCGCAGAAAGTCCCATGTGGACTTTAAAGTCCGTTAGTGTCGAATATCGCACATATTCGTCATACGACGAGTAAATGCGCGTCAGTCGATTTGCAATCCCGCTGTCTCCAGACGTAGTGTTAATCCAACCAAGCATCGTGTACCCGTTGTCTTGCGTACGAACGATCTGGTTTGCGCTGTTTTGCGTGCTTTGCGTGTTGTGAACAGCAAGACCGCCAGCAGTTGCGGCATTGCCAGTGATTGAAATACCCCAAGTACCAGACGCCCCGGAACCTGTCAGTGATGGGCTGTAGCTGGTGTAGTTGCCAGCATGCAATAAAATGTACCAAGAATTCCAAGTGGAATCAATACCGTTTCGAATGCTTAGCCTTGGCTGCCCAGACGCATTAACGCCACTAGCATTTGCGAACGCTAATTGGTAAGAGGAGTCGCCCGTACTAGCAGTCGTACCAGTCCAAGGGCTGTAAGTCATCACACCAGCATAGTTACCAGAACCATTACCGGTACCAGCGCCAACAAAATCAAAGTTTACAGTTCTTGTAAAACTATTTGGCAAGCGATCAGAAAGGTCACGAGGTCCGTCGTTGTACTGAATGCGTATTGCGTTAGTGGCTAGGGAAGCAGTGCCGGTAATGTTGATACCCCAAGTGCCAGAAGCACCTGAGCCGCCGAGTGTTGGGCTGTAGCTGTTGTAGTTGCCAGCGTGAAGGACTTGGTTGCCGGACTGCTGTAGCGCAACAGACGAGTTAACTGCACTACCAGAAATGGTCAACCAGTTTGAAGAACTGGAGCTTCTAAAATAATAGCCAGAAAAATCACCGTACCAACCACCGTTAGTACCGGACTGGTTAAACATGTAGGTATTGCCATAAACATCGTCAGGGCGATATCCTGCATTACCCGCAGCATTAAATATGCCGTTGGCTGAGTCGTTAGGAAAGTAGATACTGCCGCTGAGAGTGCCACCGCTCAAAGGCAAATAACTGTGAGTATGAGAAAGTGGCGCAAATGCGTCATCCATCCATCCGTGGTAATTTGTCCAAAGACGGCCATTACTTGCAAGCAACATACGCCGCTCGGCAGCAGAGTCCCCACCATACATCCAAGCAAAGGCATAACCACCAATACCAGACGCAAACTCAGTTGTTCCATCAGTACGGAAAACCATCTGACGTGTATTGCCGTATAGCTTTACGTTTGCGTCATCGTTAGCATCTCGAAGCCACGCATTGTTTACATCGTAAGTATGGTTGTGGCCCGAGGTGGCAGCGTAGCTAGTGTAGTTACCTGCGTGAAGGACTTGATTGCCGCCTTGCTGTAATGAGCCGCTGCCAACGTTAATGGCGCTACCACTAAACCGCATGTTTGCACCACTAGAAGAAATATTTAGCGTGCCATAAGTTTGAGTATCGCGGTTATAAACAAAAACGTAACCTTCGCCGGAAGACATTCCTATTTCAGCTGCAGTGCCAGTGGCTGCGTTACCTGTATACCAACCCGTAAAACGACCTTGGCCGGTGGCGCTTATGTCACCAGAAAAAGCTCGTTGAGAAGTTGTTGCTGAGTTTCCGCTGATTGAAATACCCCAAGTACCACTTGCACCTGTACCAGTCAGCGTTGGGCTATAGGAGTTGTAGTTACCTGCGTGGAGGACTACATTAGATTTGTATTGAAGATTAGCTTGCAAAATTTCCAGTAGGCGCGTGGTTCCGCGTTCAATACTTAATTCAGCATTGGGTGAACTGCCAGAGCTGCTAATAGCAAGACGACTTCCGCCAATGCCAAAATTGGCAGTAGTTGGGCCAAGATACCAATCATTACTGCCACTAGACGCCCACTGCCACATCCAGTTATCCGCAGTTGTGTTTAGTACAACAGCAGCAGGTATGGCGTTTGTTCCGACTTTATAAAGTCCATTAGTTACAGTCGCCGCGTTCCCGCTGATCGAAATACCCCAAGTCCCGCTTGCGCCTGTGCCAGTTAGTGTTGGGCTGTAGGAGTTGTAGTTACCTGCGGTTAGGACTTGGCTGCCATTTTGGGTAATTGCACCTGCTGTGTTAAAGCTACCGTCGGCTCTGAACGTGAACATCTGAAGGAAGGAACCAGCGGAGTCCGCAGCTCCAGCCGAGTTCATGTTGAACCTGTAAAAATGCAGTTCAGATGCAGATGAAGTATCTCGTGCCGAAATATGCCAACCGCTTTCCACACCACTTACAGTGTGTCGCAGATCAATCTCAGCAGGTGCATTAGCTTTCGATCTGATCTTGATTGCTGCACGATCTGATGAACGCCATCCCGTCGGCGTAACGAGAATCTCCCCGTCAGACGTATCCAGCGTAACGTTGCCAGTTAACGTACCACCAGCTAATGGAAGCTTGGTGCTGTCAGTTGCAGACGTTGCTGTCGCAGCGTTGCCTGTGATGTTGATCGCCCAAGTACCGCTTGCGCCTGTACCGGTCTTTGTTGGTGCGTAGGTGTTGTAGTTACTCGAGGTAACTGCAGTGCTGCCGTTAATGGTCAGTGCTGAGCCATTGAATTCCATCGTAGTCGCTACGGAGTCACCAGCAGCGATTGCCGTCAGAACGGCTTTAGTACCGCGGTTAGCCGCAGTGATATTCTCAGTCGCAACAAACGAAAGACCGGCACCACCAACCCAACCGGAGCCGGTGTAACCAAGCGCAGCAACATTCAAAAGGGTCTGGGTATTTAAACTCTGTGTTCGTGCCGCAGTAGTACCGCCAGATGTACCGCCCATGAAGCCAGCAACCGTGCCAGCGTTTGTAGGGACACCATAAATCTCATTGCGACCATCAAGTGTGAGCTTACCGCTAAGCGTACCGCCAGCTAGTGGTAACTTCGTTGCGTCAGCGACTGTGATGTCGGCGGAGCCGTTGAAAGACACACCGTTAATGTTGCGGGCTGTAGCAAGGGTAGCCGCGCTACCCACGGACATAGAAGCCTGATCGGTTTTTGTCCACAGACCTGTGGAACTAACATAGACAAGCGTTTGGCCGTCAACGGGTGACCGTGCTGACACATCGTGAATCTCGTCAAGCTCATAACCGTTTTGGATTTTGACTTGGATCGTGCCTTGTGTGTTATGGCTGTAAGTGACAATGCCTACGTAAACCAGATGCGTAGGAGCGTAAGGCTTAGTGTTTGTGTAGCCCCCCGCGCTAACGCCGCTCAAATACAGCTGTGTGCCGTCTGCAAACGCAGAGGTATTTAAACCACTAACCGCGCCGACAACTACAACATAGCCGTTCTGGTTATGTGGGATGTCAGCTTGAACCATACCATAGGTCTGAGCTGAGGTAGAGTCACCTGTTGCAAGGGCTTTGGAAACAACCGCCTTATTGCCAGCTGCACCGCTGATGTAGACAACCGTACCCTTGGTAAGTGTTGCACCAGTTTCGTTGCGAACTTGACTAATCAAGGTAGCTGTACTGCCAGCAACGCCCACGCTCAAATCCCGGGTAGTACCGGAGCTGGAAACAACTACGCTGCCGTCGGCGGACGTAATCGACTCAACTTTGTCAGTATTAAGATTTGTAAAGTTGCTATCAACTTCGTTATTGGTAAGGGGCGAGCCCTTACCTGCGCGGGTGACAATAGTGCTCATATTCCAAACTCCTGACGTTCACTACGTCAAAACTGTATTAACTGACGGTGATTGCCCAAGTAATAGACATGGCGTCATCAGCGCCTTTATTAACCACAGCAAACACAGTCCGGCACAACATGGTGCCCGCAGTAGGATCATTAAAGACACCCGCTTCAACAACAGCACCTGTACCAGTGCCGGGTGGGAACGTCGCAACATAAGTCACAACAGCGCCAGAAGAGCTAGAGGACGTCAAAGCAACGCGGCCCAAGGAAGCACCCAATGCTGTGTCACCGTTTGCAGCGGCGGTACTGCTCGAACCGACAGCCATGTGGCTCATCGTCGTTGGCGTGCCAACCATACGGCCAGCAATGAAGGTTTTACCACCAGCTACTACGAGGTTTTTAATCTCACGGCGGTCTTTAATCTGGCCATCTGCGCCAGTGATTTCGACGACTACGTCGCCGGTTACTTTTAAGTTGTCGTTTAACATGGAAGCTCCTATGAAAATGTGCGGGATAAGCCGACGTAGTCTTCTGCGAAGTATGACAGATCGCAGTAGCTTTGGGAAGTCAAAAGACCAGCACTCACCAAAGATACCGTATCGGTTTTGGCAAGGCTGTTAGACAAGACTTTCGCGTCGGTGGCAAAAGCCAAGTTATTGATGTACTTAACAGACTGGTACGTAATCCCGTCCGCCAAATCGGCGGTGTCGTTCATCGCAAAACCGTCTTGGATTGTACGAGTAAGCGTGCGGGATAAAAGCTCAGTAAACGCAAAAGCATCCGCAACTACTTTGTCAACGGCGCTACTAGTTACATCTGACTGATTAAACGAGTCCTGAAGCGTTTTTTCGGTGACACGCGTCGTAGTCTCGGAGAACGTAAATAAATCGGTTAGAGCCTTACCAAAGTCGCGCGTAGTGGCATCCGTTTGGGTAAAACTGTCGGCTAAACTTTTTTGGGGTGTTAAACGCGCTGCATCCGTAAACGTAAACGAGTCCGCTACAGGGCGAGTTAGCGAAAAACTCCTAGCATCCGTGGGTGCGACCGACTCAGTTGTATTCTTGGTGTAAGCCCAATAGGTTGCGTCGGCTGTAGCAAGCAAGTCTGTTCGGAGTTTAGTTGTAGTAAAAATAGGACGCGTGTCTACCACCCCGACCGAGTTGACTCTGGCTTTGCTAAAAGTTTTAGTTGTTGTGTCACCTAGTGCGAAGGTACTAGCAAGCGGTCTACTAAACGTAAACGACACTCTGTGCGTAAAACCGAACGTATCTGTAAATCTACGTATGTACTCCAGTGTTCGGATGATGAAGTCCGGCGTAGAAACGCTGTCGTGCTTGCTGGTGGCAAGATTTTTGGACGTGATGTAGTCCGTCGACTCAAAAGTAGTTGTAAGGGTTTTCCCTACTACACGGAACGTAGCGTCCGTAACAAAGACTTCTTCGGGGAAATACTGGAAGCGACCAGACGTATCAAGATACGCCCCAGACGCCATGAAGATGTAGTTCAGATTTGCAACAGGCACAACCGCAGTAACAACTGCGCTGATAATTTGTACTGAACTTGCTGCGGCTAAAAGGGCAGCCGAAGTCTCGGCTACCGGCGCTACGATGACGACGCTTGCCCTTGCTCTCGTAACAGCTGTAGCAGCCGTAAGAGCAGTTCTGACAACCGTCACGCCCATTAGAAGTCCTCGCGCAGCTTAAACTTCAACAAGTCGTAAACAGTTTGAACCGTAGTGTCCGCAAAGGTAATCTGAATCTCGCCTTCGTAGTCACCGGCCTCACCCAACAACATAGCAGGCGCAGATGCGGGGTAGAAAGCCACTTGGCCGTTAGGGCCGTCAGTGATGGAGCCAGTAACGGTAGCGGTCAGGTCGGTTGCGCCGACTGCACGAAATTTAAGCAGTACAGTCGCGCCTGTGAGCGCAATAGCGTTACCGGTGATCTCATCAGTAATGTTGCAGACCAAGGCTGGCTTGGTATCCCCTTGAACCAGTTTAATTTTCTCGGCCATGGTTTACCTCAGACTTTAGGCGCAACGCCTGTTGTACCGGCCATTTCAGTGGTCAAAGCAGCTTGAAAAGCACCGTAGTGAGCCTGCGCACGCTGAGCGTTACCCGCGTACTCGCTGTCCTTGGTGTAGGCGCGGTACAAGATGTAGTCGGCCAGCACGTTGCCGTAGATGTCAGGCAAGCTGATATTACCGGCCACAGCGCTGTACAAAGCGCCGTCAGCGGGCTCTGTGATGTCTGTTGGGTAGGCAGAGTACACCACCTCTACAGAAGCGCCTGAAGCGGCTGCTGGTGGGTAGACGTAGAACACTTTAGGGTCGCGAGGATCGTACATGTAGTGCAGAATCTCGGTCACACCTGTCAAGTTGTACCAGTTGGGGCTTTGTGTGTCCAAGATGTTGCGAACGGTCATGCGGACAGAACGCTTTGTGCCGCTGGTGTTGCGGATCACGTCGATCAACTTAGAACCGTTGGAAGGCAAGGCTTGCTTCGCGCCGCTAGCCAAAGCAATAGTGGCGTTAGTCACCATTGAGTCGGGGCGGTACAAGACCACTTCACGCTGGCCGTCGTTCAAGTAACGAACAAGCTCAGCCACAGGCCAACGAACGGACGTGTTGTCCTGCATTGTCTCAACGACACGGCGGATGATTGATTGGGCTGCAATGGTCATGATTTACCTCAAGCAAAAGGGCGGGCACGAACGCGCATCGAACCACGGATCGAGCCGTAGTTTCCATCGATGCGAGCACTATTGGTTTGTCTAGCTGCAGAGTCAAGCAAGTACTTGGCCTGTGCAAAATTTGTGAAGGGTTGATCGGGAATCTGCATTGCCCGTGCGATGGCCATCGAAGTGATGGCATCAGACCACATGTTAAACAGATCGTCATCCAACTGCGTAGCGGTCATCGCTGGGCGCAAATTGACGTTTACTACGACAGGGTATCGACCATCGGGTGGAGGCGACAGCTTAAGCGTCAGAACATTGTCTGTGCGGTCTGTGTAGAAGCCGCGGGGTTTAGCATTAGCTGTCGGCAAGTCGTTGCGGATCGCTTCGAACAAACCGGGGGAGAGTTCTTTACCATCAACGGCTACGCTCATCACACGATCAATGTCGTGGTTTGCAGTAGGCGGGTCTAAGTCGTATTGAGAAATACCAACAACAGTCCTGAACGAGTCAAGATTTTGGCGCAGCACGAGCGAACTTTCGCAGAAGTCAATGGCTGCGCTGACCAAAACTTGATCGACCAAGGGCTCCGAGCAGCCGGGTAGATACGGCAGAATTCTTGAATAAAAGACGCTCAGAGGTTTCATGATGTACCTTATTCGGCAGCAGCTTGAGTAAGCCCAACGACTGGCTCACTAACAATTTCAACAGATTCTACCAGTTGTGCTTTTGTTTTGCGAGTTTTTGTTGCAGCTTCAGCCACAGCCAAATTTGAATGTTCGTTGGTCAGCAAGACGCCGCGATCCGTCAGAACCCATTCTGTGTCCTCGAGGCGAGCAACAATAATGATCTCACCTTCAACGTAAACACGGATTTTGTTGTTCAGGATTTCGCCGCCAAGACGTTCCATCAGTTCAAGAGCAGTCATATTTTCTCCAAGGTTTAAACAAAAAAGGGGCCCGAAGGCCCCCTCTTTATACCACTATCAGGTGGCTGAGCCAACCACGGCAGTAACCATGGCTTCTGGCTTGACAACCTTGCGGCCATACACAGCCAAACCGCGGACGATGTCGCCGAAGTCTGTCTGGTTACGCAGGGGTTCTGTCTTGTTGATGGTCATCGCGAAGGAAGTGGCATGCTTAGTGCCAGCAACCATCAAACGACGAGCCTTGGCGTTGGTAACTGCACCGCCAGTGGAGGTAGCAGACAAACCAGCAACCAATGCCTTACCAGCTTCGCCGCGTGGCAGCAAGTTGGAAACATAGACGCTGAAGCGATCCAACATACCGATCTTGCCGGTACGGATGGTGCTTGACTGGTCGCCAGTGAAGTACGCCTGAGCGATGTTAGATTGCATCAACAGGTGACGGTCGAATGGGCTGATAACCAAGAAACGGCCATCTTCAGGAACGTTCTGCTCGTCCAAAACTGTAGACATGCGAAGGATGGCCTTCAACACGTTTTCAGGAGTGGCTTGATCGATAGGAGCGACGTCTGTACCCAAGTTGTAGGCAGCAGAAATCTTACCGGCAGTAGCGCCTTCGTTCTGAGCAGCAGGGCCTTCAGTCACGAAGCTGTTGAAGAACACTTCGTTTTCGATGGCGATTTTCAACTGCTTAGCAGCGTCTTCTGTGAACATGTTCATCAAGTTCATGTCGGACTGATAGGCCAACACGTCATTGACTTGCACGCCGAAGTACTTACCCTTGTTCACTTGCATATCTTGGAAGATAGGAGTGGGGACTTCGTACGACAGAGTCTGACCAACGGTGTAGTCAGAAATGCTGATAGAAGGAGCCAAACGGATACGGACGGTATCGCCTTGGTTCTTCAATTCGCCTTCGTAGTCAGTGTTAGTGACTTCAGACAACATGGTGTTCTGGTAGAACTTAGCCAAGAGTTTGCCTGACCACAGCGTGGGGATAAAGGCACCGGAATAAGAAGGGTTGGTGTCAAATGCACCAGAGCCCGTGACAGGATAAACAGCAGCCATTTTGGCCTCCTAAATAAAAAACAGGTTGGGTAAATGCTGCATGCAGGGAGTTACGCTCGAACGCGTCCTTCTCTGTAAGCCGCATCAATTTCAGCTTCAAGTTTCATTGCGTCATCGCGCTGGCCCCTCGAACTCAGTTCAACAGACTTCTGGAACATTTTCTGGATTTGTGCGTCCGTATATGTTTTAGCCTGCTGTGAAACTGGTGCGTTGGTCGCAGAACGTTTCGGCTGGATTTGTTTTTCAAGCTCAGCGGCTTTATCGCTTGGTTGCTCCACAGGGGCGACGCTCGCTTTGAACATCCCAATGTAGTGTGCAACGGCTTCGGCATCGCCAGTGTTGAACGCTTCTTGTGCAACAGATTTTCTCGGTGCTCGGAGCAGAGGGTCAACCTCGTTCAACCAGTTAATCCAACGTTCGTCGGTGTTAACTGTCTGAAAGTCTGGTACCAAACGGTACAGACGTTGCTCGAAGGATGCCTCTGATACTTGAGAGCCGGTTGTATTGAGTTGCTCGCGCAACTTTTCATTTTCGGCTTTCATAGCGTCGAGTTCACCTCGAAACTCTGCTGCCACTTCGCGGGCAACCTTGCGTTGGACTTCGATCAAGTCCTCACCAAATGCTTGAACATCAGCATCCGTAACCAATTTAGTCGGTTGAGCGGCGGGTTTCGTCTCTGGTTTTGGAGCTTCGGCGGCCTTCTGGAGTTTCTCCATCTGGGAGCGTAATTCTCTTACGTCAGAGTGCAAACGAGGCACTTCAGCGTCGTACATACCCTTGAGGGTCTTGTATTTCTGCTGCCATGTCTCTTCCGGCACTTCCGGTTCAACTGGCTTTTCTGGCTTAACTTCTGGCTGTGGAGCAACCGGCTCAACGTTCTGGGTAGGTTCTGCGGGCTCTGCGGGCTGTGGGGCAGGGTCTTCAGGGGTTGCCTGTGGATTCTGCTGTGCAGCTAGCTGCTTTTCGATCTCTTCCAGCTCTTTCAACTGGGCTTCAACTTGCCTTGGTAACGCCATCAATATCTCCTAAAAGCTCCAACTCTGCTTAGGGCTCCTACTTCGGTCTGCCTGCCACATAATGGTTTGCTAGGACTACAAAATTCGGGTCATTTGACCCGGTCGAAAATCTCGGACGATCTCTCAACCGCCTCGAGAAAATCTGTTAAAACCTCAGCCCGACCCTGCAAACGGTGCAATTTGACTAGATCGTCTGCGACGACGAGGGAGTTTTTGGTCTCCTCTAGCTTCTTGCGGAACAAGTCCAGCAAGGCTCCGTTTTCGTCCAGCTTGCAGCGCTGTAGCGCAAACATGTGCTGGCGGTCAGGCTTTTGGCCTACAAAAATTTTCATATGTCGTATTTATACCACTGACTATTTGACCAGTCAACAGTCTTTTAAACACCATTTGGTCTTGGGGACATCATATTGCCCTCGCGACCGCCTACCTGACTTCCGTCAGGCAACATATTCTTTGGTGCGGGGCCCTGAGTCATACCACCCGGTGCCATACCCGCATTCTGAATCTCACCCATGATCGCTGCCAACTGTTCTTGCAATTGAGCGATGGTCTGCTGTTGTTGCTGTACAACACTGAGTTGCTGACGATCAGGAACGATGCGATCCACATTGCCGCTCAAGTTCTTAGCTTGGTCACGGAGCAACTCTGCAGTGCCGTCCATACCGACGATCTGCTGAGCCACTGGGCTGTTGAGCACAACCTGCAGGAACTCGTTACGACGAACAGCTTCAGCTTCTTTAATCACGAGGCTAGTCGCGCCAGTAGCTACGATGTTCACATCGCCGATCAAGTCAGGGTCTTTGCTGTAACGCAAGTTGTCTTGGTACAAGCGCTCGATGGCTGGCGTGATGACGTTCTTGTCGATGTTGCTGATAACCTGCTTGATACCCTTACCGGCGTTGGAGATCAACATGGACAGACCAGACGATGTACGTCCTGCGCCCGGTGTGTTCTCACCCGTCATGTAACGAGGGATCATCGTGTCTTCGTCAGCGCGTGCAGAGAATTTCTCAAACACAGCCATCAGCTCGTTGGCGTTGCTGTTAGGCTGGAAGAACGTAATGGGTGGAGAGTTGTCACCGTAGTCAGAAGACGAGAACTGCCAAATCTTCCATGGGTGCATGTCAGAGATGTCTTCGCCTGCGGGTAAGCGTGAGATGTTAATTCCGACCTGTGGGCCAGAGCTAATACCCATGTTGTTTGCCAGTGCGCGGCCCGATGCGTTCACCATAGCCTGTGCATCACGGCACAAATCAGTCACGCCTTTACCGTCAACGGAACCGGGGAGGTTCTCATAGCTTGTGAGGTAGTAAGGCTTGCGGCCCAGTGGGTCGTAGTTCAGAACAGCGCGAATCACAACGTTGCCAATAAGCCACACTTCGCATGGATAGCTCAGAGCTGGATCAGGAATCTCTTTCTCAGTCAGGCCCCACTCGAGGAGCAAGCTACCCTTTACAGAATCCCACAGCTGCAGTGCATCAACCAAGTCGCCAGTGATGGAACTCTCGGTAACGTCTTTACCTTCAGCTTCTGCTTTCGATGAATCAGACCACAACCACTGCTTCATGCCCATTGTGCCGAAGTCGTTCAGGATTGTACGAATAGCGTCGTTGTTGTAACCGGGCACATCGATGAGGGCCTGCAGTGCTTCTGCTGTTAAGCGATGACGCTCGATGACGTAACCGTCACCCAAGTCCCACGACCATGGAGCCCAGTACAACATGAACGGATCAACGCGCTCCCACTCGTTGCGAATCTCTTCGACGGGAACCAGTGCGTTGTTCTGCCACTGCAGTGTCTTGCGTTTGCGCTTGATCGGGCCCTTGAGCACGGCGTATGGGAATGTAACGATGTCATCCAAGAATTCGTTGAACGCTTTATACCAACCGCCCTCGAGCAACTGGTCTTCCATCTTACGTTCCATACGGCTAACACGATCTGCGGATTGCTCACGCATCTCACGCTCAGCTTCGTCTTTCATCTGAAGCGCCATTGTGCGCAACTCTGAGGGACTGGGCTGCATGCCGCCCTGCTGTATGTGAACCATCAACTCGTTGGCCAATCGTGCCTGCAATTCCTGCATGATCTCCGGAGGCATGTCAGGGTTCGGCGTTCCAGCAATCGCCCAAGGTTTGTCAGAGCCAGAACCTAACAACGTATCACGCAACCAGCTTGTCGCTGCGCGGCACTTGACCGAGGTCAGGTTGATATAAATATCGGAGCCGCCCTGCTCTCTGATTTCCTGCAATTTCTCAGGGTCATACTCGCCGTTACGCTGGCGCAGGCACTGCAGCATGCGGTCTTCCAACGTTCGTTTCGCGGTGCGAGCACTGTCCCATCGAGTGCGGACGTGCGCAGCCAAGCCCTGAATCACGGGCTGGTTCTGCATAGAATCACTACGCTTTTTAGATTCCGCCTCAAGGTCACTTGCGCGGGCAACTGGAATGAGAGCAATACCTGTAGCCATCAGTCGTCCTTAAATAGTTACCGCATTGTACGCTGCCGTGTCAAGCGGTCAAGTGTATGCATACTTTACTCGCTTAACTTCTTTGCGTCCGGACGCCAGTGCAGACCCCCTCAAATTCATGTCCATCACGGAGTCCGCGTACTGGTTCGCATCATGGACGTGCGAGAACTCGTTCTTGTCCGGTTTGTCTTCCATCTCGCCGTTCTTCTTAATCTTGTACCGATACCCGTACCGAAATCCCTTGATGAGCGACGTGCATGCTGGATCAATCAAATACAGCGCCTTACCTTCCAGCTGCTGCATGAGTAAGCGCTCCACAGCCTGAATCCTGAGTTCCGGCTTATTCGTCGGGGGCCGTACACATTTGAACCCCGCATCCTTCAAGACATCGACTAGCGACATCTCGTTTTGCTGCTGTTTGGCATAACCAGCCGGGTCAGGCGCAACTAAAAAAGTACACCCCTGCAGGTGATTGGCAATATGTGGGTTCAGTTTAGTGCGGATGAAAGTCTCGATACCCATGTTCTCCGAGACCAGCTCTCCCAGCGTCACGACACGCCCGCGGGGATCACGCTGCTTAAACACAGCAGCTGGTGTACGCCCAAAGTCCAAACCGATGATGACCGGATAGTCCGCGCTCTTGATTGGCTTGATGGTGTCTTTGGCCACATGGAAATCAGCAGTGAACGTCTTCTCGTACACCGGGGTACCTGAGAGCGACCTACCATATTCCGACCTCAGATACACACGCAGCCAGTCCTCAGTCTTGCCGGGGATCAAGTTGGGATAGTACTGTTTGGGCAGGTGGTTGTAGTTATCCGCCTCTGGGTTGACACACCATTCCTGAGCGTCTTTATCCAGCAGGACTTCTTCAGGCTCTTCGCCGAATCGCTCTGTGTATACGTCGGGTTTTAGAATCGCAGCCGGCTGTTTGTAGATCGACCAGTTGCTAGGTGGTTCTTCCATTTTGTTATGCCACCACGTATCTTCGTCCGGCATGTTGGTATCAAACAGAGCGCATGATCTTGTGGGCCCACCGTCTTTCATTGACGGATAACGGTTCAGACGACCGAGCAGACCATCCACAACGTCTTGGTGTAGTTCTCGAGATTCGTTTCCCCAGATGAACGTTGTCTCCAAAGAGAGCGCTTTTCGCACGTCGTCTGGTGTATCCAGAGCAATAAATAGCCACTCCGATTCGACCGTGGTGCCGTCGGCTAATTTAGCCATCAGTATAAACGTCTTCTCAACGGCTTTCCATATCCCAGCCTCACCGGGCGGCAGCCAATCGAACACTGTTTTCCTTGTCGTAAGCGCCAGCTGGTCAGCCGTGTTACGGACAATAACCGCCCTAGTTTTTCGAATTTTTTTCGAATTTGGCGCTTGACCCATGGCTAGACGTACGAGTTCATGTACGCATGTCACAGATTTACCGCCACCAACTGGCCCTGCCAAGACGCGGACGTAGTTTTCGTCCAACATGAATTCACGCTGCGTCGCCGTCGGTTTGTAAACGCTCATTTAATTTCCTTAGTTTCTACATCCAATGTAACAGGCTGCATGACTGGCTGGTTTCCAAGGCTCAGTGTCTGGCCTCCACCGAGGTCAATCGAAAGTGTGAAGGTCGGCCCTGTATTTTGCGCTCTTTCCTCTTTTGGCTCCAGACCGCCGGCCTTGATGAGCGTTTTGAGAATTTCGTGCTTCTGACTTAGAGTCGCATCTTTGCTGGCACCGCTTACATACACCTGATGCAGGAGTTCGCTGGCCATCCATGTGGCTTTTGCCTTGAATGTGACGCCGTTTTTCTCAAATTCCGAGCGTTTTATGGCTACTTGGAGCTGAAACCACTTTTCTTTCTCTAGCGCTTGGTACTGCTCAACGCTTAAACCATGCCGAGCTGCCACGATCAGGTCATCTTCCATGCCTAGGGCGATAGAAGCCACCATTTCATCGCTTATATGTGGGAACGAGGTGCTTTTTTCACCATATTCCAGAGGTTCATCACCAATTTCAGGGTCAAGCTGTGACATTTTCGGCCTCCGCCAGTGCTTTTTCCTGTTTTTCGAGGGCTTGCAGGTACTTTTCTAGGGCAATTCTGACCACATCGGCAGCAGAAACGCCTCGTTTTTTAGCCAAATTTTGTGCTTTTTCTAGCAGCGGCACGGGGATAAATAGGTTCCAACGCTTCATTTCCGAGATCATTTCGGGCTCCTTGAGGTGTGTATACACACATTCTACGGTATTTTTTCATTTTTTACGTGCGTATACATACAAAAGGTGTGTATGTACTTTATTTTTTGGCGTGCTGTAAGACTGAGTCGTAAGGATGGCGCGGGGTGGGGGCGGGGTCGGGTGTCCTGTGGGGGGTGGTGCGTTCTGATTATCAACTCTGCCTATGTTGAGGAGGCTGAGATTATCAACTCTGCCTCTGTTGAGCGGTGATCGTACCGCACATCCCAAGGGATTTTGTTCTTTGTTGCCTAGCGACTAACTCAGGGAAAGTTGCGAGCGGAGGTTTCCGAACCGAAGCGGGCGTATGACAAGGGCGAATGATGGGCGTTGATCGTTAAAAATTTAGTAGTGGAATCTCCCTTGGTGACGCGAGGGATGGGTGCGAAGTAGTCGAAGACACCCTGACAAGCATTGACTATGTATGCGAGTCTAGCTCTATCGAATGAGTGAGCCGTAAGGCGGACATGAGTCCCGTGGAAGTAAGTTGGCAACAGAAGTGTTGTACCGAAAAGCGGGTGTTGATTGTGCCTACCCTGAAAAGCGTATTCGAATAACTAGGATCACCAGTAGTCTTACGCGACAAGTTATGGCGGTGCAAGACCGTATAGTTTGGAAGGCCCCGTGGAAAGACATTGGCAAAGGCGAAAGTCCCACTCTAGTAGTGGGCTTCAGTATGTATTCATCCGAGTACATATCCAAGCTCAATCAACCAAAGGAAAAATCATGGAACTCGCACAATTCACTCCCGCTCACATTCTCGTCGACGGCAAAACCAAGGTCGAGCGTCAACTCTCAGTAGTTACTCAGGCTTCAGGTTATACCCGCATGGCTCTTGCCAATGCCAAGGGCAAAGTCGGCTTAGCCGCCCGTAGTGGCATCGTTAATGGTGGAATCCAAGCCATTGCCAAGCAAGCCGCATGGCCATCATGTAACTATCGACCAGTCGGTGAGTATTTTGCCGCCCAACTTGGTGAGCCTGTCGTGATCTCAAATCGTGCCGCTTTTGAGTCATTAGCTGACCGATTCGAAGAGCGCATCATCAAGGCTAAACTCAAGAACAATGGCATGGTTGTCGACAAAAAGACTGGAGCATTGAAGCCAAATGCCGTCCACGCCAAGATGTTGGAACTCAAAGCGGTTGCCACAGAGATGATTTCATCTGCCGAGTACTTCAGCTCCGAAGCCAAAGCCGCCCAAGCCGAAGCCAAGTCTACCATCACCGCCTAATTATCCAAGGGTTGAGTTTGGATAATTCGTTGGATAATTCGAAAAGCTAATGAAATCAACCACTTAGTCAATCGAATTATCCAATTATCCAATTATCCAAAGAAAACACACCACATGTGTACTATGAGAATTCTCATCACGCATCGTGTGTCGCGAGCGCAATTCGCACAATGTCCAAAAAGTGCCACCCTATTTTCGGCACTTGGATAATTCACATAGGGTATACCCTATACACACACGCAAGCCCAGTATTCATGCGGGTTGCGAGCCACATACACACCAATTCTAATTATCCAGCTTGGATATTTCACCCCAAGTTTTGGATAATTCGATATACACATACACACAATGTATGTATACACACCAAGCCGTCAGGTGTTCGTTGACGAGCGGAGCTACGCATACACACATAGTGTGCGCAACAGCTTAGGACTGGCAATCCTTTAATCCATCAATTCGCCTCAAGCACCATCATGTCCTGAGCATGACATTAAACGGCTCACCCCATCAACCTTGTATGTATACACATACACACCTAAGGACACATCATGACCGAAGTTCGATACGCCATTGGATTCACATCCCTGTTCTGTCTCTGCCTATTCATGGGTTGGGACATTGACGCTGTCGCATTCAAGCAAGCCCTCTTAGTATTCTCAGGGTTCTGCTTTGGTGGTGTAGCACTATGCATCGTGGAGGAATTATGAAACGCATACACACATTGACTAAGGGTATTCACCTAGCACCCTTGTATCTGCGCATCCCTCGCAATCCCGCCCCGCACCATCGTGATGTTGTTGGGCCTTACACCTTATTGCCTTGGAATCTAAAGATGAGTGGTGAGGCGGCTAGGGGTAGGCTGTGACTAGATCACGCATCAAGTTCGAAGGCAAGTTCTACAAAACTATGCCTTGGATAAAGCATGAGGAATGTGTCGGCTGTCACTTTTCACCACGGACATACAACTGTCCCAACCAACAAACCAAAGAACAGTTCTGCGACACGGACGGAGAGTTCTACGGGTATGTGTTCATCGAGCATGGCAAAGAAGGTCTTGCCAAATACATAGCAACCAAACTAGGAGGTTCTGATGAAAGTTAGAGACATACGCAAACGAGCCAAGGGTAAGTACCAATCCAATGACGGATTCAAGTTCTTACGCCTAAGTCAGACCAAGCGATGCCGTACATATGAGAAGGGTTGCTTTCTCTGTGACTTCTGGCACTACTACGACACACGCAACAAGTTCCCAACATGGCATGAACTAATGGACGAAGGAGTAACCAAATGACAAACATGGACGACTTAACCAAAGAAGAGTACGAGAAGATCATCGTTGATCTACTCCAAGACATGTTCAAGCATCCTGAGGTACGACGAATCATGGCAACCAAGCTGTCAATGGTTAGGGCTTGCCTCGCAGTAAGTAAATGCCTATTGGAGGTACCGAAATGACATGGCGAGGCACTGAAGTACATCTTGTGGACTTGGTAGACCTACATGCGGCAAAGTCTGCCAAGTGGGAGTATGTCGAGGACACCGAGCATGCGACCAAAGGTGTGATGCATTGGTTAGTAACCTTGTATGACGCCAAGATACCAATCGGCGAGCGTGGTTGGATTCGCAAAACACATGTAATCAAGCTAGCCAATGGCGCTAACCTATTAACAGATGAGTATGTAACTCGTCTTGTCATAAAAGAACTGGAGAGATGATGAAAACTTACGATGAAAACATAATCGACTTGTGGTGCTACATCTTGAATACGGCGGTTGATTGCCATCCAGATGCCATGAAAGACAAGGACTTTCACGAGTTTGCTCTCAATGTTGCTCTGGCATACCCTGATGAGTTTGAACTTGTAATGAAAATACTTGGATCGAGGAGTTCAAAATGACTAGGTGGGAAAAGCTAGAACGCATCGTGTTCCTTGCAGGATTGATCGTGGTAATGTTAGACCTTTTCTATTGGAGACCATGATGACCGAATTAGAGATAGTACTTTCGATTGCAGTAATCGTATTACTGTGGGCGTACCGAGGTGCGGTCAGACGCGCAGATCACTTCAAGTGTCTGTTGCTTGCCGTAGGTGTAGGCGCTGTACGCATCGAGGTCAATGAGGAACAAAAGACTTATAAAGTGGAGGTACGCAAATGACCAAGCATACATATAGTGGCACGCTTTACTCTTTATGGGTGGACGATGGCTTCGGACAACTGACACGCATCGATCATGGGCAACTAATCAGCCGTATCGTGACTGGGTGGATGCGATGAGAATCAAGTGGCACCCGAGAGCAAATAACTTTTGGATGGCTAAGTTAGAAGAGCCGACCAAGGTTCTCCTGAAAACATTCAATGGCGATTACCACGACAGCAACTTAGAGGACATTGGCTATGTATGCAGGGTCGGCAATCACTTTGCAGTTAGGTTCTATGGCTCTATATACAGCGGTGCGCATCCAATCGAGCGGTGCGAGTACGCTACAAAAGAAGACGCTATGCATAGCGCTGAGAGACACGCAACGGCAATTCTTGCCGCCAAGATACTGTCACGCTAGTGACAGGGCAATACATACACACATCACATAATTCACTGGCTACCCTATCGTCCATGCGTACACGCATAGGGGCATGCATCTAGTTACGCGCCAACCTTTTCAACCACAAGGAAAATCATGCGTTATTCAAATATCAAAACATCTATTGTCGAGCAGTTTCGTGCAACCAACGGTCACAAGGTCGTGCCATTCATCCTCGGTGCACCCGGCGGTGGTAAGTCGGCTTGTGCCCGTGACATTGTTCAATCACTTGGCATCGAGAATGTCGTAGAGTTCACCGCTTCGCTTCGTGATCCAGTCGATGTGCTTGGCACACCTAACAACACTGGCGAGTACACACGCTGGGTTCCGCCTGAGGAATTCTACAACCTGCGCCGTGGTGTCGGTCGTTCAGCACTCATTCTGGAGGAGCTGTCTGATGCGCCTGTGCCCATGCAGAACGCGCTGTGCGGTGTTATCTACGATCGTCGTGCCGGTAATCTCGAGCTGTCTGACGAGTTGTTCATCATCGCGACTGGCAATCGTACCGAGGACAAGTCAGGTGCTAACCGCATCACATCCAAGCTAGCCAACCGTACTCGTCGCTTCGACTTCCAAGAGAATGTAGACGACTGGACAGAGTGGGCGTTAGACAATGACATTGATCCTGTATTGATTCAGTTCTTGCGCTTCCGTCCTGCGCTCTTGTCTGACTTCGATCCTAACCGCTTCGCCAACCCTACGCCTCGTGCATGGGAGCGTGTCAACATGATCCCTGCGTCACTCGACAGCGGTCTGTTCTTCGACAACTGTGCGGGTGAGGTCGGTGAGGGTGCGGCGGCTGAGTACACGGGCTTCCGCCGTATCTACTTGGCTCTGCCTAACATCGAGAGCATCTTGCTTGACCCTGCCAATGCCGATGTACCTGCCGATCCTGCGACGCTGTATGCGTTGACTGGTGCGTTAGCTCGTAAGTCTACCAAGGACAACTTCGATCGTGTATCCAAGTACTTGTCACGCATGAGCCCCGAGTTCAATGTCATGGCTACCAAGGATGCGATCAAGCTGTGCCCTCAGATCAAGTCGACTCGTGCATTCGTCGAGTGGGCTAGCAAAAATGCTGAGGTGCTGATGTGACATATAGCTGGGATCACAACCCCGGCATGGGCACATACTTCCTGATGGGGCCTTGGGTGGCTCCTGACGGAAGACCTGACCATAGAGAGCGTAGGCAGTATGCACACATCCTAGATACGGCGGGTGGTGTGTACTGGGCTTGCATCAACACTAACGAACGACCAATAAAGTTCTTCGATCTCGAGGAAGCTAAGGCGTTCGTGCTTGCATCGGTAGCACTGCGATGAAGCTTGTATGGATGGCTAACAGCGACCACACGCAGACACTATTGAGGCAAGACACACCTACCAAGATTCCACAAAAGATGGCGTGGGTTGCTAGGGTGTTTGCTTCTAATACGCCGCCACACATGTGGAGAGCACAAATCATATCTTCAACGGATTGGTGCGTGTTTTCCTCATTAGACGAAGCCAGAGACTGGGCTCAAGCAGTCGTTCTTCTCAACCAATGAAAGACCTATATGCAACCAACTAAACTCGCAGACAAGGTTATCCTCGTCAAGCTCACACAACGCAAAGTCGCATTGACCAAACGCGATGCATACCTATCAGACAAGATACAACGACAAGAGGGTGATGCGTCATTGACCGTCCTGACTAAGTTGTTCAGGTCTAAGGGCAATGCCATTGCACAGATCATGACCAAGTTCAACGAGGTGTATACCTA